TACGTATTCTATCGTCAGAGTAATCTGGCCAGCAGAGTGCTCTACGAGAGCAGGATCTTAAGGTAATTTTCTACCTCCCTCCAGTTGCAAATGACTCGCAAAAGCGGTTATAGGGGGTCGGGGGGCCTTCCCAGCGCATTGAATTACACCAGAAATATATCGCCCCAAGTTTTTATACCCCTGGAGTCCCATTACCTGGTTTACTAAATATATCAATTAGCAACATTACGAGGTAACCTAACCCAAATAAGATTGCTATAGTCCAGCCTGGGTGGTATTGAATCCATTCAATCAAATTAATTACTCCTCTGAATTCTATTTCTTCTGACACCTAAATCTTACCTTTTAACCTTTTCCGGTACCTTGGTACCTAATTTCAATTTAAACGCACCCACGGGCTTCTAATCGCGCCATAGGGGCATCGTAGGTTCTTCCGATGATGTAGTTTTCTATTCCTTCTCGACGAAGATGTTCTTTAGCCCTAGTTTTATTGTAAAAACCGTAGTGACCGCCTTTGGCCCAAGGCTTAGGATTTTGTGAAGGAACTGACTTTGTTCCATCTTCCCAGTCTAATCTGTACATCTCCGGATGTTTATTATCTTTAACTATTTTCATAGTAATATCCTTTTTCTTGACAAGCCAATAGAATACCTTTATAATTGTGCTATGTCAAACATTAAACCCATAGTACCTAAAGAAAGTACCTTAGAAGCTCTAATAGAAAGACTAGATCAACGTGGTATCTTAGTTCTATCTATTCTTCTAGGTCAGCAAGCTATGAAGTTACTTACAGAAGAGACAGCTAAGAAAGAACTTAGTAAGTCTAAGATAATTAAGGGAGAAGCTATAAATGTTCTACAAGGCAATTGATTGGTTTCTCTGGGGTCTATTCATGGGAATGGGATGGATTGTAGGATCTAACGTCCTCAACTTCATCGGTTCTTTTCTCCATCGTTAAAGGATTAATAACAAACATGGCTATGTCTACTGCCAAGAAGGCCGATATGGCCAAGGATAAGAAGTTTGGAATCAAAGAAGGTTCTAAGAAAGATAAGAAGAAAGATAAAGGTAAATACTAAATATGCAAATTCATGGTAAGGAATTTTCAGTAAAATGGTAGAGAAATATACTAACTCAGAGATCATTGGTGACGATGACTATGGCGTAGCCCATGGTGTCCCCCAAGATCCTAGGAAGCATTCCCCCAACAACATGCCTCCTGAAAGAATACAGGTACTCGGTCTAGAAGTTAAGGGTATTAACGGAGGCTCAATGAATGAAAGAAAGTAATTTCATGGTAAGGAAATTCCATTAATGAGCAAAGGTAATAAACCTCAGAAAGACGATAAAGCTAAGATGAAACCCAAGAAGGACTTGAAGACAGCCTTTGGAACTCATAGTTCTATTTCCCATGTTCCTGATGTCTTCAATAAGATTCCCTAGTTAATGCCTTCTCCTGGTTTCTACGCAGCTGATGGATCTATGAATGTAACTGTAGTACCAGGTACTTCATATACTGGTCTATACGCTGCTGATGGTTCTATTAATGTTGTTAAAGCGACTGGTTCTACTTATGTAGGTGCTTACCATCCTTGCGGAGCTTGGTGGGTAACTCCTGCTATTGCACCTACCATAGGTGCTTTACCTATTAGAGCTCCTGATGGTAGTCTATACGTATCAGGTACACCTTTTACCAATGGGGCTCAGAGAGTAAATGTAGTTTCTGGATCTTTATTTGGAACTGCTCTTCCTCTGCTTGGTAATTTGGTTACTCGTTTTAGCGCTGATGCAATTCCAATTCAAACTAACAATTCTTCTCTTACATCTTGGACTGATAGTGTTAATAGTATCGTAGCTGGAACCATTGTTGGTACCGCGCCTCTCTATACAACGAACCGTCTAAACGGAAAACCCTCGGTAAAGTTTAACGCCAATGGTGGGCTTGCTATCGCCACTCCCGGCGCAATGAAAACAGCTATAGATAGTCTAGACTGTACGACTCTTATCGTGTTCAGAACTTTGGGTACGGCTGGCTTTGGGGCGCTATTAGCAGCTTCGGCAGGTGGTAATGCGTACATGTATGTTGCCAATGGTACGAACGTGAATATTTTTAGCGGCGGTTTCGGCTCTGTAATTAATATACCTTATACAGGAGCGGCATTTTCAACTCTTGGTTCGACATCATTTAGCACAACGCCTACTTTTAGTTCGTCAGGCGCTCTTCAATCGCTCTATGTGAATGGAGGAGCGGTATCATCGTCTGTGGCTACTGCCATTGGAACTGGTGGAAACACCATTACCATTGGGAATAACGCTGGAAATAATTTCTCATGTCAGGCTGAGATTTTTGATATCCTTGTATGGAATAAACCGCTTACACCAGCACAGTACATGCAGGCGCAAATGTGGGCTTGCGACAAGTACGCGCAACCATATCCATGGGCTGGATTGACCCGCTTTAACGTCTTCTTCGGTGATAGTATTACGCAAGGCGTTGGCGCTAGCGATACTGTACATCAGGCACCGTATTTAGCCGCTCAAACCTTGGGACTATCGCTTGGACAGTGGCATAACATTGCTGTTGGTGGTATCTCGCTCAATAATATGAAGACGCTTGCTACGACTTGGGTAGATCCCATTCCTGCATTGATTGGAAAGAAGACTGCAGTAACAGGTTTTGAGTGGCACAATCAACAAGACACTACGACAGCAAATGGTCAACTTTATTTGGCACCGAGAAAATTGATTCCAAATCTACAAACATGCTGGGGTACTTCCACGAGTGAAACTGCAGATCCAATCGCTAATCGAGCAACTTATGATTCTGCTTGGGATGCTGCACATACACTCAATATCGATAGTTACATGCCTATTCACACGGATACTCACGTAGGTGTTGATGGTTCCTATGCTACATTCTCAACAGCAGGTGATGGCGTGCATCTTACTGATGCAACCCAACCATTCCTAGCAACGCTGTTCGTCAATGGCATCAACGCACTACCATAATGCCTGCAATCCTTGAACGCCTAGTTTCGCAGCTTCAAGCTAAAGGTAAATCGAAATCCTCTGCTTTCGCTATCGCCACTGCTGCTCTACAGAAGCACGGCGAGCTTAAGAAGGGTACCCAGACGGCTACGGCCAAAGGGAAGCGTAGGGGAGCTATGACTCCCGGTGCCCGCGCTAAAGACAGGGCTGCCAAGAAGTCTAAACACAAGACTTCCGACTATAAGTACAACTCTAAATCAAACCTAGCAACCCTGAGGAAGTAAATGGACATTCACCACTACTTTCACGCTGACGATCATGTTATTCGTCTTCTAAAAGAAATTATACAAAAGGAAAATACAATTATGGCTACTATGCAAGATGTCGCTGCAGCTGTCGCTGCTGAAAGCACCGTTGATGATTCGATTATCGTTCTTCTGAACGGTATCGCCCAGCAACTCAAGGATGCCTTGGCCGCCAATGACCCCGTCGCCCTTCAGGCCGTGGTTGATGGTATCCATGCTAACACCGCTAAGATCCAGGCTGCCGTTACTGCTAACACGCCCGTAGCACCCGCAGTCTAACAATGTTCGGATCAGAATGGGCTACTTTCGGTATTATCTTTACGGTAGTATCGGCAGTGTCCTCTCTGACCTGGTGGTTATCGGGGCAGTTCTCTTCGATCCGTCACTTGGTTTACGAGAGAATTGGTCTAGTCGAGAAGAATATTCTCGAGAAGCTAGAGTACCATGAAAAGCACGATGACTTCAGATTCCTAGGGATCAGTAATGATCTTTGGGACATCCGTATTCGGAATGCCGCTAAAGATGGATTGGTAATGTCTCCCATTAGACCTAAATCCGATGCCTAAGAAGAAACCCCTCTCTGACTTACAATTACGAAGGAAAGAGCGTAGAGAACTAGCTGAAGCAAACTTAGAAAGTTTCATTAATCTAGTACATCCTAAACGTCTACTAGGTAATATTCACAGAGAAGTAATCAGCTGGTGGACCTCTGGTAAATCCAAGAGTCACCAGCTATTATTGTTACCTAGAGACCACATGAAGTCAGCTTTGATAGCTTACCGTGTGGCTTGGGAACTAACTAGAGATCCTACTCTCAGAGTACTATACATTTCTAGTACATCAAATTTAGCTACTAAGCAGCTTAAGTTCATTAAGGATATCTTCACTGATGACGTATACCGCCTATACTGGCCCGATATGGTCATCACCGAAGAAGCGAAGCGAGAGAAGTGGACTGAACGAGAAATATCCTTGGATCATCCGCGAAGACGCGAGGAATCGATCCGCGATCCCAGTATATTTACTGCAGGCCTTACCTCCAATATTGTGGGCATGCATTGCGATATTGCGGTCCTAGATGACGTCGTAGTCCAGAGTAATGCCTATCTGGAAGAGGGAAGAAATAAGGTTATAGATCAATACAGTCTCTTGTCTTCTATTGAAACTGTCAATGCCCGCGAATGGGTAGTCGGTACTAGATACCACCCCAAGGACTTGTATTCCAGTTTGTTAGAGATGGAAGTAGATGAATACGACGAAATCGGAAATGTTGTTAAAGCCGAGCCTCTTTTCGAGAGTAAAGAATAACCTGTGGAAACCGCGGGAGACGGTACAGGACAGTTCATCTGGCCAAAACAACAGCGCTCAGATGGTAAATGGTTTGGGTTCGACTCAGACATTCTGGCTAAAAAGAGGGCTCAATACCTCAACAAGATACACTTTAGGGCCCAATACTACAACGACCCACATGATGTGGACTCGTCCCCCATCCAAAGAGATTTATTCCAATACTACGACCAGAACTATCTGTCCCGTAAAGATTACACCTGGTTCTTTAAGCGAGAACGCCTTAACATCGTTGCATCCGTTGACTTTGCGTATTCAACAGGAAAAAAGTCTGATTACACTAGTATTGTGGTACTGGGTGTTGATGGTCTTAATAATTATTATATTCTCGAAATAGATCGCTTCAGAACTACTAAAATATCTGAATATTTCCAACACATACTGAAACTCTATGAGAAATGGGGCTTCAGGAAGATACGAGCCGAAGTCAGCGTAGCTCAGAAGGTCATCGTAGACGATCTGAAGGAAAACTACATCAGACCTAATGGTTTGTCTCTTTCAGTAGATGAATATAGACCCTCTCGCTGGATTGGTTCCAAGGAAGAGAGGATATTCTCCATTTTAGAACCTAAATACGCCAATAGACAAATATGGCACTACCAAGCCGGTAATTGCCAGGTATTAGAGGAAGAATTGCTTTACACTAACCCAGCTCACGATGATGTTAAGGATGCTCTTGCATCTGCAATAGATTTTGCACACCCTCCCATGAATTATTACAATGTACGCAGAGGTGCTACTCCTTTATGGAATTACCATGGTAAATTCGGAGGTGTGGTATGAGATTAGTAGGCCCAGTCTTATTCCTAGCTTTACTAGCTGCAATAGCTTATATTGGTTGGGCATTTAGAGATGTCTTATTTGGAATTGGGTATCACTAATGACCGGTAAGGTAATGCCTCTGGAGAATGTAATTTCTCCTGATTTATTGGCTACAAAGATCACAGAGAAGTATATTCAGTGGGAAACCTTGCGTCAGGTCAAGAAGGACGCCTGGGAGGAAGTTCGGAGATACGTTTATGCAACTGACACAACTCAAACTACAAATTCACAACTACCTTGGAAAAACAAAACTACAATACCAAAACTATGTCAGATCCGGGATAATCTCTTTGCGAACTACATTGCAACTCTATTTCCCAAGAGAAAGTGGCTCGTCTGGGAAGCCGATAACCTAGACTCGAGTCAAGTCGCTAAACGAGACGCCATAGTCAATTACATGGCTTGGGCGCTCGATCAACCTCAATTTAAGACTGAGATTGAGAAAGTAGTACAAGATTACATCGATTTCGGTAATTGCTTTGCCACAGTCGAATGGATGGACCAAAGAGTAGAACAATCTGACAAAACACAGACTGGCTTTGTTGGTCCGGCCATTAGACGCATCAGCCCTCTAGACATCGTCTTTAATCCGACTTCAGAGAACTTCATGGAGTCTCCCAAGATTATAAGAACTATCTTGTCTCTTGGGGAGCTTAAAGAACATCTAGAACGTCTGTCTACAGATGAGAACCAAAAAGAATATGAAAAGCTTTACGGTTATATAAAAGAAATACGCTTCCACGCGCAGAATTTCCAAGGAGACTGGATACAGAAGGATCGTCTATATGCAATGGACGGTTTCACTTCTTTCCGAGACTACTTGAAATCTGACATGGTGGAAGTGCTTACTTTCTACGGCGACTGGTATGATCCCTATCAGGACACCTTTGAAAAGAATCGTGTAATTACGGTTGTAGATCGTCATAAATTGATCAATAATAAACCTAATCCGTCTTTCTATGGGTATCCTACGATCGTCCACTCACCGTGGAGACGAAAGCAAGATAACCTCTGGGGCATGGGTCCCCTAGATAATCTCGTGGGTATGCAGTATCGCATGGACCACGTAGAGAATATGAAGGCCGATATCTGGGATCTAGTGACTTATCCAGTGCAGAAGGTCAAAGGTTTCGTAGAAGAATATACTTGGCAACCAGGTGAGAAGATCTTTGTCTCCGATGAAGGAGATGTGGAACTTGTCCAACCTGAAGTGCAGATCATGCAATCCAACATGGAGATTGATAAGCTAGCCACTCAAATGGAAGAGATGGCGGGAGCCCCCAGAGAAGCCATGGGTATCCGTTCTCCAGGTGAAAAGACAAAGTACGAAGTACAGCGTCTTGAGAATGCGAGCTCACGCCTATTCCAGAATAAGATATTTCAATTCTCAGAGATGCTTGAACAGCTTCTGAACTACATGCTTGAACTAGCGCGGAGAAACTTGGCGGGCTCAACCTCAATCCGAGTCTTTGATAATGACCTCAACATCACTACCTTCCAAACTCTTACAGTCGACGACATTACTGGAGTTGGACGAATTAAGCCTGTTGGAGCTAGGCACTTTGCTGAACAAGCGGAGCTCGTACAGAACCTTACTGCGCTTACGGGATCGAACCTCTGGCAAACCGTATCTCCCCATTTCTCGGGGATTATCCTGGCTAAGATACTTGAAACTACATTTGACCTCAAGGATTATGGAGTTGTTACTCCGTACATACAGCTGGCTGAACAAGCAGATGGCCAACGATATATACAAGCTATGCAAGAGCAACTTCACCAAGAAGCCGGAACAGCAACCGGGATCGGTGGAGACTATGACGTACACCCTCAAACTGGACAATTTACTCCGCCGCCTACGACTCCTGCCAAACCGGGTTTGGGCTTACAGAGAAATCCTCCAGCTAACGCAACCCCGACGGGGACTATCGGAACGCAATGATTACTGCATGGACCAGAAATTTATCTACTCAACAGGAGAAGGACAACTTCGAAAAGGGTCTACGCTCCTCTAAATACATATTAGATCGTCTTTCAGATATTCTGACTGAAGCTGAGAACGATTTGAACAGTGCTGAAATCAGCGCTAAGAATTATGATACTCCCAACTGGGACTTCAAACAGGCTCATGTGAATGGACAGAAATCCACATTGAGAACTATTAAACGATTACTTAACCTAGACAAGGAATAATCAATGGCTGACAGCCTATTAGACGACACTGGTAACCAATCCAACAAAGACCGAGATGAACTCTTCAATAAATGGAAAGACAAAACCAAGGAAGAAATTCTCGCAGCAAAGGTAGAGGGAGACCTCTACATTAAGACTCAGAACGCTAGGATGGACGCAGTCAGAGATGACTACATCAAACTACGCGAAGAGGCCACTACGAAGGCTTCGTTACAAGAACTTATAGACCAACACAAGAAGAATCTTGCTAACACGGATACGGATCTAGAACACCTTAAAGAACCTGTAAACCAGCCCTCCCTAAAAGCCGAAGACATTGAAACACTTCTCGAAAAGAAACTTACTGAACGGGATCGTTCTACTAAGCAGACTGAGAACTTCAATTTCGTTAAGGCTAAGTTAAAGGAACTGTTTGGCGATAATGCCTCAGCTAACCTTAAACAACGTATGGATACACTTGGACTCGACCAAGCATTTACCGACGAACTAGCTAAGAATCATCCTACTGTCTTCCTAAAGACATTCGGATTGGACGAGCCAAATCGTCAAACTGATAGTTTTGCACCACCCCGCTCTACTGTAAGGCCTGACCGCTTTGCACCGGTAAAACCGAAGCGAGACTACAACTATTATCAGGAACTGCTTAAGAAAGATCCCAGGGGCTATCTAGACCCCAAACTCGCAATTCAGATGCATAACGATGCTCTTGACCTCGGTGAAGAGTTCGGATTGCCTAAGAATTAATTTAATAATTTAAGGAGACTTCATTATGGCTGGTTTTACAGACAGCAATAATCAGTATCTCATTAGGAGTCAACTTTGGTCTACACAGATCAAGGAACTTCTTCTGGATGAACTGAACGCTATGAAGTTTGTCAAAATTATTCAAGACTTCCCCGATGGCTATACGATTAATATTCCGTCGATTGGTGAAGCAGAAACTGCAGATTTCATGGAAAATCAAGCAGTCAAGTACAACTCGATGGATACAGGTAACTTTACCTTCTCCTTCGACCAGTACAAGTACTCTGCCCACTCGATCAGCGAAAAGTTTAAGCGCGATAGCTTTTACAGCTCCGATGTTATTGCCAGGTTTGTACCTCGCGAACATCGCGCCCTGATGGAAGCCGTTGAATCTCGGATATTCGCTGTTGCGAATGCCGGACAAATTGCAGGCAACCCTAACATCATCAACCTCGCCGACCATCGTTGGGTGGCTACTGGTGTTACACAATCAATCACGCTTTCCGATTTCGCTAGAGCACATTACGCCCTCACTAAGGCTAATATTCCTCTGACCAATCTGTGCGCTGTGGTTGATCCATCCGTCGCGTATACTCTTGCAACTCAGGCTAACCTCGTTAACTTGCTCTCGCCCGTCCAGATGTGGACTGACGTGACTCGTGACGGTCTTATGACTGGTTTCAAGTTCCGCTTCAACGTGTTTGGTTTTGATATCTACGTTTCTAATTACCTGCCGCCCATTGCATCGGAAACGATCAATAGCATCACGGTAACTGGTGGCGTATGTAACTATTTCTTCTCTGCAGCTCCCGGGGACACTGTTCCTTGGATCGGTGGATTCCGACAGATGCCCACTGTTTACAGTGAGTTCAATAAGGATCTTCAGCAAGAAGAATACCTCACAATCGCTGAATATGGTTTCAAGCTTTATCGCCCTGAAAACATGGTCACTATCATTACCAGCACATCCGCTGTGCCTAGCTAAGGAGAAATGATATGGTAGCAGGTTTTTGGCTTAACCAAGATGGTCTTCCGCTCCAATTCGGAACGCAGAAGGCTATCGCAGAAGTCGGAGGCGATTATCTCGTCTACGGCGAAACTCGTGAGATTGAACAGCTTATTCCACTCGTCCCCATGGCTAATGGTGTCGGTGGTATTCAGGTTCCCGCTCCACCGACATCGTTCGTTGGAACTACGACCCCGATCGCAGCTGGTATTCAGTCTTTAACTGATATTGTACCCTTACAGATTACTCCGGTGACTACTGTCTCTGGTGGTGTTATTACGTTTACAACTTCGCAGCTCTTCTTTGAGTCTGTAGAAGTTGATACGATAATTGGCGCTACTGGCGGCACCAGCATCTCAGTTGGTCTTGCAGGTATAAATCCTAACAGTCCACAACAGTACGTTCAGCTTACGCCGAACGCGGGCACGCAGCTTCTTAACGCGTTCCCAATTGCTCGTATGACTACTTCAGGTCAGAAGACTACTTATACCATTCCCGGTGCTACTACCGGTCTGGCATGGGATGCTTCTGGTACTGCAGTAGCAGGCAGTGCGTCTACGTGGCTTGGTACCGTTCCTCTTGTAACGAATGCGATTGTACCCCTTCCTCAGAAGGCGTACATCTCTACGATTGCAACCGGTGCATTTACTAATGGTCTGATTAAGCTTCGGCTTCGTTATACCCTGTACGGTAACATCAGTCAGTAATAGTTTAGGGGAGGACGCTCCCCTATTCTTACTTAAAAGGATAAATAAATGGCGGTACCTTATATTGCTAAAGAACGGGTAGTTGATCTATCCGGTAACGACATTATCTGTCGTAATATTATGACGGCTGCGGCTACAGGTGGTGCAGGCTTCAAACAACTCTGGGGTAACGGAAACGCTCCTCTGAGTAATACTTCCACCTCGTTTACTATAACTATTGCAAATATGCTTACGGGCATTGTTGTTAATAATAGTGCAGGTGCAACAGTCACTCTTGATACCGCTGCTAATATAGTAGCAGGCGTCAATACTGCTTCAGCTGGTGCTAACGTTGGTGACATGGTTGCATTTGAGTTCTCTGCTAACACTGGTACTTCTACCATTGGTACAGGAACTGGAGGCACATTTGATACTAACGTAACTGCTGGTGCAAAGGTTATTGCAATTGCAGGAGCTAAGACTATATTCGTTCGTTTGACGAATGTAACCCCTGGTTCTGAAGCTTACGTGGTCTATATGTAATGTCTAAAATAACGTTAACCAATCTTGTTAATCTCCAAAATGAAACTACGGCGGTTAACGCTATCAATGCTAACAATGCAGTAATAACAGCTGCAATGGATAATACTCTGTCTAGGGATGGAACTGCTCCTAACCCGATGAGTTCCAACCTAGACATGAATGGTAATCAAATTCTCAACCTACCAGCACCGTCTACAATAAACTCTGCAGCACGTCTTCAGGATGTTGCTGCTGGCGTACCTATTACTGTCAACAATACTCCTGGAGGAACTTCAGGACAGATACAATTTAATAATGGCGGTACCTTCGGTGGTATTGCTGTTACTGGATCTGGCAGTGTAGTAGAGTCTGTTTCCCCTACTTTCACAGGTCTTCCTGTTATTCCGTTTACACAAACAGGTGTAGGAGCCGTTGCTCGAACTATCAATTCTAAGCTGTTAGATCAATATTATACTGTTACTGATTTTGGTGCAGTAGGTAATGGTATAGCAGATGATACTGTGGCTATTCAAGCTGCTCTTACCGCAGCATGCGCCATAGGAGGAACTTGTTTCTTTCCAGCAGGCACTTACAAAATAACTGCTCAGTTAAACGTAACTGCCCATTGTGTAATAATGGGATGTGGATTTCAAGCTCCTAGTCTTTATGCAGCCAATGCTTATGATTTAAGAAGCACTGGTTTTAAAGGTAGTGTCATAGTAGCTCCTGCTAATGTTAATATATTCAACTGTGCTACCCAAGATCCAATAAGTATTGAAAAACTTCATCTTACGTATCCAGTTTCACCCATTGGTAATACCGGAATAGCAATAGCTTTCTTAGGTTCTATATCTGGAATAGGAACAAGTACAGGGTCTATTGTTAGAGATGTTTATATCAATAATGCTGGATTAGGTATTCAAGCTTTTGATATGGTAAGTTTTACTTTTGATAATATCTTCTTCGCTTATAATGCAGCATGTATTACTTGTAAGAATAACAGTACCATAAACTATTCAGGATCAACTACATCGGCAGTTGCTGGAGATCCTGTAATTATGAATTGTACTATGTTTGGTACTCAAGGAACTACTGCAATACTGCTTTTATCTGGCAGCGGTTTTAAGATTTGTAATAATAAGATCAATGGAGGTGCTTCAGGAATCTTTCAGAATGGCATCCAGATTTCTCCTCAAAACCTAGGAGTTCCGTTTACAATGACTCCCGGACTTATTTCAAACAATTCTATTGAGGGAACTGTTATAGGAATTCTATTTACACCTAATGCTTCTTCACAAGGCTCTGCTAGTGGTTGGTGTATTACAGGCAATGAATTCTTCACTAATATAGGAGTCTCCATGACCGCAGGTATTACTATACCTTCGTGGATTGGTGGTGTTTCTATAACGGGAAACACCTTCTTATATGATTTTAATAATACGACAGTACCAGCAGTTTCCATAAACGGTGCAACTCAAGTAAGTGTTGTAGGTAATATATTTTCTAGTAATGCACCTTCATTAGCATCTGCAGTTTTTGTAGGAACTACTACGACCCTTATAAGAGTAGCTAATAATCTTTATGGAGGTCTTGCGCAGATTCCTAATATCAATGCTCCATCAGTTCCTGCTTCGACTGCCTTTGTAACTAATACTAGTTATGTAACGGTGGAGGCCTATATCATAGGAGGTACTGTAACTTCAATTAATGTTATTACAGCTACTATTGGAGCATCCCAACAAATTGCAACAGGTACTGGAAGCGGCATATCCGCAGTACTAAGTCCGGGGGATCAAATCGCTATTACATATAGTGTGGCACCTACTTGGACATGGAGACCAATAAATCCATGAGTAAAATAACTTTAAACAACGTAGCTGACTTAACTAATTTTACCACAGCTCAGGCTACTATTAATGCTAATAATGCTACTCTGCAAACAGCATTTGATAATACCTTATCTAGAGATGGAACAACTCCTGATCAGATGGGTTCTAATTTGGATATGAATGGTAACCAGATTGTAAATCTACCTGCTCCAGGCACGGCTAATTCTCCTTTAAGACTCCAAGATCAAATTAATATCAACGGTGGTTTAGGGGTATATACCAGCGGCACTAATATAAATGTTGGTGGTCTAATAATCTCAACCATTGCTAATCCTAACTTTGCCACGAGTGTAACCACTCCTAAAGTAATTACTCCTGTTATTAATAATGGAGCTGATCTTGCAGTTCCCGCAGCTGCTAGTTCTTTAGTGTCTAGAATTTCTACAGATACATTAATTAATAAGACATTCGATACTGCTGGTGCAGGTAATGTTTTAAAGGTGAATGGCACACAGCTTACTGCAGTTACAGGAACAAACAATGTAGTTCTCAGTACATCTCCTACTTTAGTTTCACCTATTCTTGGTACAGTTGCATCCGGTACTTTAACGGGGGCAACAGGTTTACCCTTAACGACTGGTGTAACTGGAATACTTCCAATTGCAAATGGAGGAACTAATAGTTCAACAGGAGCAGTTGTAACTGTTAAGAAACAAGTATTTACTGCAAGTGGTACTTATACTCCTTCCCCAGGAATGCTTTTTGCTAACATTGAATGTGTTGGTGGTGGGGCAGGTGGAGGAGGAACCGTAGGTACAGTCGCGGACTTCTTTACAGGAGGAGGCGGAGGTTCGGGAGGCTATTCTAGAACATTAGCTACGACTGCAACTATCGGAGCATCTAAAGCAGTCACAATAGGAACTGCAGGCGCAGGTGGTATTGGTCTTTCAGGTGGTAATGGTTCAGCTACTAGTGTAGGCGTTCTTTGCATTGCTAACGGAGGTTCTGGAGGTGCAGTTGCAAACTCTGGAGCAGCGCCTAGTGGTGGGGCAGGAGCAACAGCAGGAGCTGGTGATATAGCTTCAGCTGGAATGCCGGGTAATTGTGGTTTATTTGCAACGGCTCTAACTATTCAATTAGCTGGAGGTAATGGTGGTTCTTCTGTTTTCGGAGGAGGAGGACTAGGATCTTTCGGTGGTACTGGATCGACTAATGGTGGAGCTGCTGCTGCTTATGGATCAGGAGGAGCTGGATCATTAAGTAATAATAGTGCTACCACTGGAACTGGTGGAGCAGGATCTGCTGGAGTGGTAATTATTACAGAATATTGTAACCAATAGGTAAATTATGAAATCAAATTTTAATGACTGTTTGGACAGACTTCTCAAGGACGAAGGTGGATATAGCAATCATCCTCTTGATCCCGGTGGTCCTACTAACTTTGGAATCACTCTTACCGACTATCAAAAGTATATCAATAAACAAGGTACGGCTAATGATGTCAGGAAAATGAAGGTGGAAGATGCCAAATCGATTTACCGAGCCAAGTACTGGGATGCTTTGGGTTGTAGTGATCTTCCCTCTGGTGTTGATTATACTTGTTTCGATTACGGCGTCAATAGTGGGCTAGGACGCCCTAGGAAGGCTCTACAGCGGTTTAAATCGAAGTCAGGTACTGAACTAATAGACGCTATTAATGACGAACGTATGGCCTTCTTAAAGTCACTGTCGACATGGTCTACGTTTGGTAAGGGTTGGGCAAAGAGAGTGGACGGCGTAAGAGCTTATAGTAAAGTTCTAGCCACGAGGAATAACGTAGCTGGTCCAGTTGCTGGTACAGTAATCGCTGGTACAGGTGTTACCTTCTCACAATACATTCACGCACATCAAAATGCAGTTCTCATCGGTGCCGGCGTACTTGCCCTGGTAGTTGGAACACTCATTCATCTGTACGCAAATAAAGGTAAATAATGACCGATCTACTCATGGAAGTAGTCCCGCATGCAAAGCATGCAGCTCAGGTTGTTGAGCCCCTTAAACCTGCAATCCAATACATTCAAAATGGAGTCCCCATGTTATATTCTGTAATCGCCTCTGCTGTTAGTGCCATGGTTGGTGCTGGCCTCGGATGGTACGTCAAGGGCCGAGGTATGGCCGGAGTAAAGATTGATCTTTCAAATGCGCAAAACGAAATTAAAACCCTCAAAGACAAGCTCACTGGATCTACTCCTACAGCCGCTTAAGGCTGTCTGGTATAAGAGCTGGACTAAGTTCCTAGGATGGACACAAGCCCTCTCAGGAGCCACTCTCCTTACACTAGGTGAAATGCATTCTTACGTAAGTGACCCTACTATTAAGGGTTACTTAGGTGAGATGGACTTACCTAAATCCTTCACAATTGGTTTAGCTGCTCTGGGTATTGTAACTTGGGTAGCCCATGGACGGGATAATAATGCTTAGTTGGATTCCCTTAATCGGGCCCATTATCCAAGGTATAACTTCCATCTTTTCGAAGTGGCAAGATACAGAACTTGGTAAGTATACAATCGATGGTAAAGTAGATGTAGAAGCTATGAAGGCTTCTACTTCTATTATTGATGCTACTCGAGATGATATCGGTATAAGGTTAATTAGAGATGCTTTACTTTTACCCCCGGTGGCTTGGGCTGGTATTGTTGGTTGGGATACTATCGTGGTTCGCCATTGGAATTGGTTATATTTTGAAGTACCTCCTTACCCACCCTCTCTAGCCTATCTTCCAGGAGCAGCCTTTGCTTTCCTATTAGGCAACCTTGCTCTCAATGTCTGGAGACGTAAATAATGCACATGACCTTACTACAAATGACTCAAGATATTATGAGTTCTCTTAGCTCTGATGAAGTTAACAGTATCTCGGATACCGTTGAGTCTATGCAGGTAGCGACTATAATCAAGAATAAATACTTTGATATAGTTAACAGAGTTGATCTTCCCGAGCATGAGCAGCTTATACAACTGCTTCCTTCTTTAGATTCTACCTCTCCTGTACAGATGTTTGTTCCGGATAATGTAGCCGAGATTAAATGGCTTAAATATTTCAATACTAATATTAACAGTCAGTTAATAGGCAACACAGTTACTCACGGTGTTAACACTAACATCGTTCCTACTGTACTCTGGTCGACTACCTCTACTACATCTAATACAATTGGTTTAGGTGTCCTAACGTTTACAGTTGGTTCAGCTACTCTGCCTATTAAAGTAAGTCAAATAGCTACAGCTACTTCCGGAAGTAATTCAGTCACCGGTTCTGTAACTGCTTATACGGGAACTAGTTTATCTATCAATGTAACGTCTAGAATTGGTTCAGGTACTTTTACTTCTTGGATTATCTCAGCTCTATCTAATCAGTTTGCTGTGCCAGGTTATGCTTACGTAACTATACTTCCTGTTAAGCAATTCATAGATATGGTTAATACTTTTAATCCTTCAGATATTAATGTATTCAGCTTTATCTTCACAGATAATGTAAACGGTATTCCAGGTACTTATAAGTTCTATTATAAGAACAATAAACAGCCACAATACTGTTGCATTCTAAGTGACTTCAACGTCATCTTCGATGGTTATGATTCTACTCAAGACTCAACCTTGCAGATGGAAAAGACCATGGCATGGGGTAAGATTATACCAGTGTTTAATATGGTAGATTCTTTTATACCTGATATGGATGATGAACAATTTACTTTGCTTTTCAATGAAGCTAAGGCTATGGCCTTCTTTGAGCTTAAGCAATCTCCACATCCTAAGGCTGAGATGGAGATTAAGCGAGGATGGAGTTCAGTTCAAAAAACTAAAGCAATAGTGAACAGACCTACTTACTTTAATCAACTGCCTAACTTTGGTAGACGTGGTATAGGCTTTACTAGCCCAGTAAGTTATTTCAAATCAAGAGGATGGGATGCTTCCAATGGATAGCCCAGAAAGCAAGATGCGTAGTCAAGATAGAATTCTTGTATTGCGTAAAGTAAATCCTAAACTAGGTACTGGTAATGTCGATACTAGAATATTTACCGGTGATAATAAAATACGTGCCGTACTCGATCCCCCAACCACTATGTGGAGTTTCAAATATGAGCAGGGTGGTGTTTTACCTGAACCTTTAAAAGGTAAGTTTACTAGCTTTAAAGGTTTACTTAATCATGCTGGTTCATATTTTGCTAAACGCAATATTGAGATTGTAGAAGTCCAAGATTAATGTCTCCACAGCAAGTTACCACAGCAGTTGAGAACAACTTTACTAAAGGTCTTATAACCGAATCTACTGGACTTAATTTTCCAGAAAATGCAACTACTGATACTAACAATTGTATTTATACTCTTGTAGGCGATGTTACTCGACGTGAAGGTATTAATACTGAGATTAATGGTTCTTTTAATCCCGTTGGTAGAGATAACGTTGCAATCAATTCTTATAAGTGGAATAACGCAGGTGGAGATGGTCTAACTCAAATTGTAGTAGAACAGATTGGAAGTATCCTATATTTCTATAAGTCTAGTACAGCTATGGTGGCTACTCCACTATCTACTCAACTATTAGCATCGACCGTAAATATAGCTAGCTTCGGTGTATTGGGTGTCTTATTCAATGCTAATTTAGAATGCCAATTTTCAGATGGTAATGGATACCTGTTTGTTTATCATCCTAATTGTGAGCCCATTTATTGTTCCTATAATGCAGGTGTTATTACTGCTAATCCTATAATTGTACAGATTAGAGACTTTGTAGGTATACCTGAAACTATCGGAGTAACCAACAGACCTCCTACTCTTAATGCCGAGCATCAATATAATCTTCAAAACCAAGGATGGACTTCAGGTTCAGCTTGGATAGCGAATTCTACAACTTCCTTTAATCCTCCTTACACTGGGACTAAAGCCTTTACGGTTCCTTCTGGGTTAACTATAGCAGGAGGAGATACTGTCAATATCTATGATACAGGACAGTATGCTTATCTACTGGGAGGAGCAGTAGCCATAACCGGTACTGTATCTTCTTACGTAGGAACTACTCTTACTATAACTATTACCTTTGCACAAGGTGCTCCTTGGGGTAATTTACCACATAGTTCATGGCAGCTTCAACAAACTAATTTAGGACATATTACTTCGTGGTTTACAGCTATTGGAAACTACCCTAGTAATGCAGACGTTTGGTGGTATTTTAAAAATACTAGTAATGTATTTGATCCCACAACTACAGTTGCGAATACACCATTAGGTTCTGCTAATGCACCCAAGGGACATTACATTGTCTCCGCTTTCAATCAACGGAAGGACCTCGCGTCAAGTCTCACTGTCACTTCCACAACAACTCTTAAGAGACCCACCAATGGAACCTGGTTTCAAGGTAGAGTTTGGTATACTGGGATAGATGATTCGCAGCAACCTACAGGAGATGCTCCTTACTATACTTGGACAGAGAATATATATTTCTCCAAGATAGTCCAAGGAGTTAACGACTTCGGAGCTTGTTACCAAACTAACGATCCTACTTCAGAGCAGCTATTTGGATTACTTCCTTCTGATGGAGGGGTGATTACTATTCAAGGCAGTGGAACTATCTATAAACTATTTGCTCTTCAGAATGCTCTTCTAATATTTGCAGCTAATGGAGTTTGGTATCTTACTGGAAGCTCGGGAATAGGGTTTTCAGCTAATGATTACACTATCGTTAAACTGTCTTCTGTTAGATCTATCTCTTGTACGTCTTATGTAGATGTTCAAGGTTTACCGTACTTTTGGAATGAAGAGGGTATCTATGCTGTAGAACCTGCTAAGCAAGGTACATCACTTCTCAACAGCCCCCTACATGTTAACCCATTAGAAGTTATTCCTATTACGGTAGGTACAATTCTTACCTTCTATAACAATATTCCTCTATCTAGTAAGAAGTACGCAAGAGGTGCCTACCATCCGATAGATTATACTTTGCAGTGGGTGTATAAAGATACTGAGGCAATTAGTGTAACAGACAGATATACTTTCAATAGAGTTTTAAACTTCAATAGTTATAATAAAGCTTTCTATCCTTATACAGTTGATACATCTAATAATTCTATTAATGGTATTGTCTACGTATCTAGTCCTGGTGGTTTAAATTCATCGCCCTCTGGCTTTAAATATATATCTTCTAACACTACTGGTAGTAGCTTTGCAGATGAACACGATACTGCCTTCGTAGATTGGGGCTCTATTAATTACATTAGTTACTTCGTAACTGGATTTAAGCTTAGAGGTCAAGCTATTAAGAAGTTTCAACTTCAATACTTACAACTATATACTCGAACTAATTCAGAACCTAATTCTTATAAAATACAGTTCATATGGAACTTTGCTAATAATAAAAACTCCGGTAAATGGTCTAGTATTCAACAAATTAATCATGGCTTAACTCACTTCGATACTGTATTTAAACGTGTTAAGGTAAGAGGCAATGGTTATGCTCTTCAATTTAAAGTTATATCTACAGATGGAAAGCCCTTTGATATTCAAGGCTGGGCCGAACTAGATACTATTAATCAAGGTACATAATGGATCCAATTACAATAGGTTTAGGCATAGCTGGTCTGGGTATGCAACTCTTCGGTGGCTTATCCGCAGCATCTAATGCTAAAGCTCAAGCCGAACAAAGCCAAGCTATTTCTGCAGATGAACAACAAGTTAATGAACAAAAACAGCAACAGATGCAATTAGAAGCTAGTAGAGCCCAGATGGAGAACTTTCGTAATGCACAGAAAGCTAGAGCTCAAGGTTTAGCTTCTGCTACTTCGCAAGGAGCTGAGTTTGGTTCAGGTTTACAAGGTGGACAAGCTGAAGCTACAGATCAAGGTTTGCTCAATTCTAAAAATATAAGTCAGAACCTACAGATTGGTCAAAACATCTTTGGCATTGACGCTGACATTAGTCGACATAAAGAACAACTAGCATCCCTTGGAGGTGAGGCTGCTACTGACCAAGGTATTGCTTCTCTCGGTGGTGCTCTAATTAAAGCAGGCCCAATCATTGGTGGCTTTGGTAAGAACATTGGTGCAATGGGTGGAAGCTTAATGGGTGGTGGTAGTCCCTCTGGATACGGAACTGGTTAATGGATCCTGAACTTCAAGACCAACCTCAACCTCAGCCAATCGTACAAGACGAAGGTGTAGCCTTAGGAGTACCTGGAACTAAGGACGGCTTGCCTATGGTGAGCTTACCAGCTCCCGGTGCAGCTCCTCCTCAACCTTCAGATCCTACCATTGAGAAGAGAACTTTCAAAACTACTTATGGTGGTATTGCTGATCTAATTGGTCAGACAGAGGATGGAGTTAGATCTGCCATTGCTGCTGGTCAGGAAGATTGGATACGTAAGGAAGCTGCCGCTAAGATTGACTACAACAAAGCAGAAGAACAACATCAGAAGATAGTAGCCGCTGCTAATAGTAAGGGTGGTCCACTTGACCCAAAGGAAGTTGCTACTGTACTTGATCCCTTTAGCCCTGTTAATGCTCCTGCAGATCCTCATGAAGTAATTGAGAGAGCCTACGCTACTAACTATGTCAGCTCCGCCAATACTGCTGCAGGGTATATGGCTGACAACTTTCTTGATAAAGCTACCGGTGAGATCCCAGATCAGGTAGACGAGACGGCATCGAAGACTAGTGATCTAGCTTCCATGCGTGGTTTCGTGGAGACGCGAGCGCAGAATATACAAGATGGTATAGCTAAGCAAGGTTGGATTGGTTGGTCTGCTGACCAGCTAGCCTTGATAGCTCAACCTTACTCTGAGTACATGCTCAGAGGATTAGTCCAAGAAGTGGGTAAGATAGATGGTGGTGTCCTCCTAGGTACTAACTTAGAAGCTACTGTTGATCACCTTATGTTTCTCCCTGGACCTCAGTTCAGATCTGAGACTACAAGAATACTAGACTACTTAGAAGGGCACAATCCCACTCTAGCCTTAATGTTCGCTAAGACCATCCTAGGCTCAACTACTTCCGATAGATACCTTAACAACATCTTCACTGTACTAGCTCCATTAGACGTAGCTACAGTTGCAGGCGGTGGTGTCAAGTTAGCTAAACGCGTAGATCTATTTAATAAGACTCAGAATATCTATAAGGACCTTGCTAAGTCCCTAGAGATTGAGAGACCTACTAAGGCTACCATAGCTGAGTCTGCTGGCAACGTTACACAGGCTGCTACCCTTAGAGTATCCGATAACCTAATTAAAACAGTTCAGGGTACAGCTGATCCAACTCAAGTTGGCAGGGAAGCTTTAATGTCTGGATTCAGACAAGATGTTGAATTGCTCGGTAACAACATCGGTAGCTTTACTCGTGAAGCTGTAACCAGAATACAAGACGGTATTATCCGTGGTGGAGAAACTTTACTCAACGAAGCTATAGAGATGTCTAAAGTACAGAGGACTCCTCTGGCTTTGTCTGTTCCTGAGAATGTAGATAAGCTTAGACAACAACTCTACGGTGAGTTTAGAGGTAGCAAGAATGCTATCTTAGATATTGGGGATCCTATTCCTAATGAATTGACCAATACTCACGTATGGCCAGTTAGGTTTGGCAGCCATGACAACCTTCTCTTCTCTTCGGATGAGATGGCCCATAACTTTGCCCAACAAGAACTAAAGCTTAATACACAAGGCTATCGTGTAGGGCAGGCTGAAGGTAAGGTAGAACAGGAAGCTGCTAAGTTCACTGGATCTAAGACTGATCTGGCTACTAAGGAACGTCTAGAGAAATCTATTCCTGAGACTGAAGCTGCTCTAAAGAGATACAAGGCTGCAGCTACTAATCCCAGACTATCTAAAGCTGCCAGAGTTGAGGCTCAATCTCACATTACTGGTAAGGATAGTATTAGAGTTATCCTTAAAGGATATAAAGAAACTCTAGCTGCTGTTAATAAACGTGTTACTCCTGTTGCTGCTGTGGTCAACCAGAAGGGCATTGGTTTCTACATTGAGAAGCTGGTTCCTTTCAATGAGGGTCAGACTCTCGTTAAAGATTTAATGATTAGAGATACTGCAGGCAACTTAGTTCCTGATGCTATTGGTACTTCCAGTGCTTCTGGCTTCTCTAATATCGTTAATGGTGTTACAGGCTGGATCCGTGGTGCTAACCAGACCCTGTCTAAGAATGAGATGATGCAGCGCAATGCTGCCACCTTCTCTACCTCAGGTTTGCGTAGATGGGCTTCTCAAGAAGGACAGGCTCTAGTAGATATTGCTCGGGGTAAGATAACCCATGATGAAGTTACTGGTGAACCTATTCCTTGGTACCGCAGTGCACCTAGAACTATAACTGGTAAACTATCTCCTGCCGAGGTTAAGGAACAATTTGTCAGAACATTGAAGTATGCCCAAGATGCTCCTGATCCTAACTTCAATGGTGAGCCTGGTTATTTCTTTAAGACACTAGGTGAATTAGAAAGCCATTACTTAACTCACTATGAGCGTCCACCTAGCTTCAATGAAGCTAATGCTTATTTCTCATTCGTAAAGATGATGGAAGCTGAACGTACGCTAAGAGAGATTTCTGAATACAAGTATCGTAGTCGTTTAGGCGTAGAGCAACATCAGTTCTCCATGATTGGACCTGACGGCAAGAGAGTACTCTCTGATTTCGTAGACGGTGTTGATCTTAAACGTCTACCGGGTGGCAGTGAGAACGTAATTGTATTAGGTGAGCGTCAAGGTGATGAGCGTCTATACAAAACTAATGCTATACCCAAGGGCAATAGAGAACGTTGGACAGAAGAAGTAGCTAATGGTTCGAAGAAAGTAATTCAGATCTATGCCACTGGTGAACGTCCTCTAAAAGACTTCAGTAAGATTGCTGGCAATGAAAGAGTTGTCTACGTTATAGCTGATAACGTTGAGACTAAAGACTTAGGCTACAATCATGTCAATAGACGTGGTGGTGGTCACTTTGACTTTGACTACGATAACTATCTTAAGCAAGCTATAGTTACTAAGACTCAGTCTGGTAACGTAGTCGTTGATAGACGTGGTAGTAAGGTGGAAGCTCTCTACGAGGGAGATAGAACCTTCATGCCTGTGGACAATAGAGCCATGGGTAATGACATTGCTAAGAAGATGAATGAAGTCATTGATCTCCTAGATGCCAAGAAGTTTGATGCAGCTAAAGCTAAGTATGAAGAACATAAACTTCCTATTGAATGGGATAAGTTCAAAGGATACTTTGAAGCTAAGAAGCTAGACGACGGAACAATGCAGCTTCCTAGATACTCTACTAAGGAACACTTCCAAGTAGTTCCTAAGGGAAGACAGATCATTGATCTCCCTACTGGTAAAGACCTAGAAGCTAAGTATGCCGGTAACTTCAGAGATGGTACTAGATCAGGCGATCTTTCCAAACAGTTCCAAGTTGAATATAACAGGGAGCGTGACTCAGACCGTGTCTATACTTTCAATGATAAAGGTAAGGCTGGCCGTCCTGATTACGAATATCAGCCTGCTAGCATGGTGGATCCTATTGCTTCTTTTGATCGTTCTCTCAACAGAATGATCAACAGTACCTTCATGGATGACTACAAGATCTACACAGTAGAACATTGGCTCCGTGAAGCTTCTAAGTATATGAAGCCTACAGAAGAACAGATTAGGTCTGCTCCATTTGCTCACTTCCTAACTCCTGAGTGGAAGAGCGGTCTAGATAGTGTTGACTTAATGAAGAAGTCTAATCTTCTTTCTAATCGTTATAAGGCTAGAGAGTTCATTGGTCTACCCAGTAAGTTTGATACTACCATACACCAGTTAACACAGTACATTGCTGATCAAGTCTGGGAGGCTAATAATCCTTTCAAGCGTGCAGCTCTGTTAGTTCCACACTGGTTACTCCCATACCATGCAGAACCCGTATCCGCTGTACGATCATTAGCTTACCACTTCAAGCTAGGTCTATATGCTCTACCCCAAATAATAACTCAGTTCAATAGCTGGACTACCACTATGGCTCTAGAGCCTAGAGCTGGTATGGCTGGTACCTATGCATCTCTGCTTCATAGCTGGGCTGCAGTAAACAGTAATCCTGAGGTTCTCAAAGCTTTGGACAATGCTGCCACCAAGCTTGACATGGGCAAGGTAATGCTTGGCTCTAGTCGCTGGCGTGCAGGAGAGTTCATGGAAGGTAGACAAGAATTAATTAGATCAGGCTTCCTCAATGTAGGGGGCGAGATGGTTGATCTTGATAGTGTCTTTAATAATCATTCAGTGGTACAAGGTACAGGAGCTATTACTAGAGGTGGTCAGAAACCATTCCAATGGGGTGAGAAAGCTGCTCGTATACCTGCTTACTACACTGCGTTCCGTCTCTACCGAGAAGGTAATCCTTTTGGTAAGCTGACTGAACTAGATCGTCAAGGTATTTTACACCACGCTAACATTCTGACTAACAACATGACTAGAGCTTCCAACTCCATTCTAAATGAAGGTGTGTTGTCTCTACCCATGCAGTTCCTATCATATCAATATAGATTAGGCGAAACATTTCTTGGTAAGGAAATAGGTGAAACAACTACAGAACGTAATTTAGCTCGTGCCCGGCTCATGGCTGGCTATGGAGCTATGTATGGTATTCCTAGTGCTATTGGTGTTACAGGTATTCCTGGTGGAGATAAAGCCCGTAAATATGCTTTGGATAACTTCGGGTACATACCTGGTGAGCACTGGTATTCAACTGCTATTATGGAAGGATGGCCCGCCCTCTTTTTGAATAAGGCTACAGGTAATAACTACGACATAGGAGGTAAGTGGGGTACTAAGGGTATGACCACTGTCTCTGATCTTCTAAGAGGAGATAAGACTTGGTTACAGCTCGTAGGTGGTGCTGGTATAGATAATATCTTCAAATTCCTAGGTGGCTTTGATGGTTGGTATAAGGCTATGATTTCCTTTGCTAGACAAGATCCAGCTGAAGAGAGATTCAAACTTACGTTTGATGACCTAGTTAAACCTGCCATGGAAATCTCTTCACTAAGTACTTTGAAGAAAGTAATTGTAGGCACTACATTGGGTAAGTGGGTGTCTAAGAGTGATGCTCCAGTGATGGATGTGTCTAAGGCTAATGCTATCTTCATGGGTATATCAGGTCTTAATCCTACAGAGCAAGGCGATGCTTGGCTCAAGGGAGACATCATGAAGGAAGAGAAAGAGATGCAGAAGTCTGCATTAAAGAGCTACATGCAGGACATGGCTAGAGCTGATATGGCTGCTAAGAATAAAGATCCTGAGGCTGCTGAACAATACCACAAGAATGGTTTCGCTACTCTCCATGCAGCAGGCTTCCCTTACGAGAAGATGCTCTCAGCTATTGCACAAGCAGCTAAAGCTAACTCCAATTCAATTGATCGTTCTGACTATAACTTCTATCTAGGTGAAGACGTACCCACGGATAAGAGAGCAGTTCGTAAAGATACATTTATACGTAGCCAACAACTTAAACAAGGTAATCAATAATGGCTGTGTTCAATCCAACAGGTCCCGATGTCAATCCCCCTAATTGGGATAGACTCTCTAAACCTATTCAGCAACCTGAGTCAGATAAGTCCACAGGACTTACTCTCGCAACTATAGGTGAAGGCCTAGACACTGCTGCTAAGCTAGCTGACACTACAGAGAAGAGCTATCTTAAGGATAAGGTTGAAACTGGTGTCAACGATCTAAGAGATAGTTATACTAGGTCTCTAGTTCAAGTTCGTAACATGCAGATAGCTGGTACAGTACCTCCCTCAGGTGCTTTATCTGCTGCTGGTATCAGTGCAGATACACTAGGTGAGACCCCAGCTCCTGACGTCCCTGGTGGCTTACAGGCTGGTCTCGATAAGGCTTCAGCTCTTGGTACAGCTCAAGCACAGAATGGTGGTGGTGGTAAAGCTAACGACACTCTGTACACAGGCTCCCTTAATGCTCTAGCTAAACAACTACGCAATCAATACCCAGGTTACAAAGATTACATTGATGAACAGATTAAGTCTGTCTCAGGTGTAGATCCTGCCAATGCTTTCATGAAGAACCTTCTGGAAGATATTAACCGTGGTGCTACTAACGCTAACTCCGAGAAGAATAAAGATTTAACCTTCATCGATAAGTACGTGGATTCTATTCCAGGTGCTGCTCTCGCTAGAGAGAAGTATCTCAGAGGAGATATGGATGGCCAAGGTCTAAGAGCTTTCGTAGCTCAGAAGTCCCAACTACATATCAATCAGGTAGCTGCTGAAGCTGCCAGAGCTGCTGCTAAGAGCCAAGGTGAGCTTACCGTGCAGCGTGTGAAAGAAGACTTCACGGCTGAAGCTGGAGCCACTATCAACGACGCATTCAATACACAGCGTATGGCTACCAATGTACAGACGCCTAAGGAGTTGTCTGATTATTTCACAGGCCAAGCTACGGGTCAGATGCCTCAGATGGATGAAGCACAAAATAGGATGTGGCTCACTAATTTAGCAGCTCAACGTAACTCTGCTGCTAATATACTTAGGTCCATAGCTTTACGTAGAGATAGCGAAGGTAATTCCTATGCTAAGTCTGCAGGGGGTCTGCATAATCTTAAAGATGAAATGGACGAACAACTTGGTATTTACGATAATGTAATCAAGTTCGTTAAGGATAAAGATTACCAAGGTGTTTATGCTGTTCTTAATATGAATAATGCCATTCATAATAAAGCTACCAATGTTCTCTATAATGATCCTACAGTAGGTGAAGCCTCTCAGCGTATGTCTGCTGTCAATGAAGCTGTTGGTCCTCAGACTGGAGCTATCTTGCTACAAGATGCCATCATTAATAAGATGGATAAGAAGTACACTGAATATGTCAAGGGTGTGAAGATGGATATGTTAGCACCAGCTAACCCAGCTACTCCTACTACTCTATCCAGTGCTATTGATGATGCTAGGCAGAAGAAGATTCAAGATCCTAATGTCTATGGTAGCATCACTGATGTAGCTAAGGTCATATCTAATCCAGCAGTTAAAGATGAAGCTAAGGCTAACCTTATGACTTCTCTATTCAGTCCTAAGAACTATGGTGTTCTAAATAAGATTACTAAGGATGGTCCGGATGCTCCTGGTAGACAGGCTGCCTTCGAGACTATGACTGATCCTAAGATCACAGATGCTGTGGCTAAGATGCCCATGCGAACTCAAGAGATGTATCGCCAATGGGCTGAGAAGGAATGGGGTGGTGTACTCGCTAGAGACAGCATTGCTGATCTGTCTAAGATCAAAGACCAGACCTTCCTGAAGAGCTATAAGATTGCCTGGCACACCGAAGGTGGTACAGGTAATGCACCCTACTTCGAAGTACTCAATAAACAAGGTAGGCCTATGTCTCAGACTGAAGCTTCCTATGCTCGTCCAGTTACTGAAGTAACAACTAGGATGAATAGTGGTATCGCTAACTTAGCTCACATTGAACGTTCTAACAATGGTGATACTAACGCTTACATAGTTAAGGTATTGTCTAATAGTGGATTTGACTTCAAGAACAATGTTGAGGGTATTCCCACTAAGATGATGAACTCAATCCTTAATGCTGGTAGGAAGCCAGATCAACCACCTATTGACAGTAGAGTTACTCCTCCAATCTCTGGTCCTAACTTCGATGAACGCTTCGGCGCTGCATTCCAGAGGTAATCATGGCCATTGGAACTAGCGATGGGAGTGTCTATGAGAATGACTTTGAACATGCTGCTGCTCAACATGATCCTACCCTAGATAAGAATAGGATTGATGTCTACAAGGGTAATCCCCCCGATACTAAAGATAATAATGTAGTAGAACCTGCTCCTACTAGAGACGAGAATGTACAGACTCCCAATCAATTGAAGAATAACCTAGATATAGGTAAAGATCCCCATAATATCTATGATGAACAGGGTAATATCATAGACTACGATCTCTCTGGAAGGGGTCCCCAAGCCCCTGGGGAGCCCCGTGGTGCGTTAGAATCACCTGGGGGTATCAATACACCGGGGAAACAGTACGAGACTAACTTATCTCCTGAAGAGGAGACTAAGTTCCAAGATTGGAAGCAGAAGTTTGCTCCTAATGACTCAGGAGCTGACTATGATTTACGAGGAGCTTATAAGGCTGGACTAGAACCAGATGCTACCACAGGACATTGGCCAGATACCTTCAAGAAACCTAATCATCCTACTTTCTCTGACCAAAGTATGTATGCTAAAGATCGTCCAGACTTAGCTGGACATTGGGCTGAGGACGGTAAGACTTACATTCCTCCTAGAGACTCTTCTCAAGATATTAAGGTTAATCCTTGGATAACTATTACTCCTGAAGATATAGATAGAGGTATTAATATAGGTCTGAGCGCAGGCCCAGGTACTATGAAGGGGGTCAAGGCCCTAACCTTCGATAAAGCTGCCTTAGCTAAAGCTCAAGAGTTAGAAGCTAATGTCACCCATCCTGACGAGATTCACGCTGCTACAGGTACATTCCGGGGTGCTGATACACAGTGGCGTCAAGAGATAGATGATTCTAAAGCTCTCCTGAAGACTGAACATTTTGATACAGGCTTACTTTCAGATAGTGTTGGTAAAACTCCAGAAGGAGGTTTAATAAGTCTTAAAGATCAACCTAAAGACTTCTTTGGTAAGACTGTTAAGCCCATTTACTTACCTGATGTACTAGATCATCCAGAGTTGTTTAAGGCTTACCCTGAATTAATGCATACTAAAGTAGCTAGATTACCTGATTACTTAAAGGATGTAGCTCATGCTGCAATGGATCCTATATCTAATACACTTAGCTTAGGGGATAAATTAAATCCTAACTACGTTAAGAGTTTGGTATTACATGAGGCTCAACACCGTATTCAAGATATAGAAGGCTTTGCTAGGGGTGGTAATCCTATGGAGTTTAAGTCTAAAGAGTTACTTACGCAGGAACAGAAGTTCAATAATGTTAAGACTCAGACTGAACAGCAAATTAAGGAAGACTATAAGATAAGTAGCACTCAATTAACTAACCTTAAGAATGCAATTAGGAATCCTGAATCCCTACCTTCAGGTCTTCACAAGCGTCTATTCGAGTATACAGATCCCAAATTAATCCAACGTCTTAAAGATGTGGTTGAAGGTGAAGATTTACTTAAACAAGAATCAAAGAAACAGGTTGAACAGTACAATAGACTCATGGGTGAAGTAGAAGCTCGTAATGTTCAGAAGAGAATGTACATGAATAAATGGGATAGAGCTTTCACACCCCCACGCCTTACCGAAGACAGACCTAGATTTACACAAATTCAGAAGTAAAATTCCTATCATTAGGCGCTTAAAGTCTAGTATAGACATAAAAAAACCCCCACACCGTAAGGCATGGGGGTCTTTCTTTGTCCGCTTTCGAAGCCGGCAAGCTCAGTAGGAGGACAACTAGTTTGTTACCAAATCAACCATTTAGTGTTTGGTAACTTCAACCACTTTGGAGAGAGCTTGAAATCTTCTTTACTTCTTTTCCTTAGCTCTTCCCATTTCTTGTAGTCCATTAGGCAGCAGCCTGGAACGCCTGGAACTCCTTCAGACCGTCGATGGGAGAGAGGATCCGCATCTTGTCCAGGAGATCACCGAAGGCCTTGTGCAGCTTCTCCGAAGCAACCTTGAAGCCAGCCTCATCCGGCTGATCCTCGGGGCCACGCCAGGAGAACACATTCTCCAGCCAGCTGTAGGGAACTGGATCCGTCTTCTCGGAACCCTTCATGGTGAACAGACCGTCCTGAATACGCTTCAGAGCTTCCTGCACCGTCTTGGGACGCCACCGAAACGTGATCTTGAACTCTTCCATCAGAGCATCCTGCTTCTCCAGCAGCACATCCATGGCGCGTGCACCGAGGTACCGGCGCTGATCTTCCTCCGTCTTAGCAGGAGACTCGATCACCAGAGACGAACCAACCACACTGTTGGCAGCCACTGCAGCGTTACGGGGAGCCTTCGGCGTGGGGACATCACTATACTTGTCGAACATGGGATTATTCCCTTCTTGGGCGGGCACCGCATAGCCGCCTATTTCTTCAGTAGGTGCTAATGAATTGACTTCAGCTCTACGCTTTTTGAATACTTCTTTAAGATAGCCCATAGATTTAATTTCATCTAGATCAATATATTTCATTGTTATACTCATAAAAAGGACCCGGGCCTCTGTTAAGAGAACCCGGGTCAGTTTACCAGCAGCCTCAAGGGAGGATGCGCTGCTGGAGTTAGTGGATGGTTACGCCTTCCGGCGCCGGAGCATCGTCGAGATCCTGGCTGAACTCCCCCGTGCCTGCAAGCTCGATCTTAATCTGCTCACCTGTGATGGGATCGATAGCGAATACATAGCGCTTGCTATCTTCTGAAACCACTTCGTGAATGATCTCATTCATGTTATTTCCTTTGTTGGGCTGTAATAGCCTAAGTATCAATGTCTCTTTGGTTGCCTAATTCTATTCGCATGCTTTGTGACAACAGCAGTCCTAACGTGATCAAGACTGCCAGTTCTGTGGTACCCAAGGTGATCAACTTCGAGTCCATCATGCTTGTGTACTTTACCGGCTTTAGCTGCTTTAGTTCTCGCTCTATTGCGAGCTTCCCGGCGTTTGACCTGCGCAGGACGTTCTTCATAAGCAGTTTCCTTTGGATAGTTTCTATTCCCCTTAGCCATTCATTGTAGTCATTTGGTCTTAGACGCCTCCTTTCTTACGTTTATTGTTATAGGACATATATCGTCCTTGATGTTGTGCCAGTCAAAGTCAATGGAGATGACCTCATCTCTAGGCTTGAGTAGTTTAACCATCTCTAGGATGGGTATGATCCCGTTGGTGATGTGGCTCAGAGAGATCTGAGATTTAATTGAAGAAGAGTTAGACTTCTTCTTGCGAGCCAGATACGACGATCCTAAGCTCATTTTCGAGTTCCTTTGTCTTGAGCTCTTGGAGGTTTCGTTTACGTATCCTTCCGAGCTCACTTGATTTATTGTCAAAGGTATCTCTCATTCTCTTTAGGCGTAGCCGCTCTGCACGGTTACTAGGATGGTGTGTTTTATTCATTTCTTTAAAAGTAGTATAACGATCATAATAAACATAGCTGCTATTAAAGACATAACCCCCATTTCAAGACGATAGATATGTTCGGCTGTTGACATCATTCGAACCTCATTAGAAGAAGAAGCAATGTCCCATAACACAGTGTGTACGTTCAGCTAGATAAAGAGCTAAAGCTCCTGCTAGCGCTCCTATCCAAAAGTTTAGTTCTTTCATTCGAAGTCCAATGGTTTGATTGTGGGTAACTTGACGTAGCCTTGGTCGACCAAGTACTCTAAGCAATCTTCTTCTGTCTTATCGTTTAGTTCAAGTATTTCTTCTAAAGTATATACTTCAAGTAGGGTAGCGTATGTAGTCACTGTATCCCTAGGTAGTCCAGAATAGGATCAAGAGTACCGTGTTTATCTAATACACCTATTACGAGGCATATAGCCAGAACGAGTACAGCGCCAAATAGACACCCAAGTAAAGCGTGGTTATCCTGATTGCTAGGACCATGCTGAAAGCTCATTGTAACCATTCCTCCGGTAGCTCACCGATCGCGTATTGAAAGCCATGTTTTGTGCACCATTTAACGTATGACTTGTTGTATGAATAGAATAGAATTCTAATGTCGAGACTTGGATTTAGCTTCTTCACTGCTGCCATCTTACGTTTAGCCTCAGGTCTGAAGTGTCCCTTAGTCTCGATGTATATTTTTCCTTGCTTAGTATTGAGTACGAAGTCAGGTATATAGTGCCCTGAAATCAAGTAGGGTATCTTCTCAGACTCATACTTGAACTTAACCCTGGAAGAGGTCAGGGCACTATAGACTCTAGTCTCGAACTTATTCCTGGGCTTAGGTTTCTTGCGGGATGGCAATGGGATTATTCTTTACCCAATCGACTACGCCATTCCAATCAGTAAACATATACCTCTTGTACTTGTAGTTGAATTCTAATCCATCTGTGGGTTCTTTAAAAGAGTGTTCTACAACATAGCCATTCTCAAGGGGAGTAATCTCGTATTCTCTGGTAATCATTTCGTTCTCCAATGTATTAATTATAAACTACTTTACCGTATTTGTCTATCTCAATTACGTCTGGCTTTCTGGCAACATGGGTGAGGTAGACTGGTCCACTTGCGTAGAGAAAGGTTCGAAGCTGTGGGTGACACTGGTACTTAAACGCATTATAGCTTGCTCTAATGCCCAGCTTAATGTTTCCGGACTTTCCATCGGGAACTTGTTCACAAGTGCACGGTGGAGCTCTACTAAGAGCGACGACATCTCTATAATCTCGAATTCTTTTTCTAATACTTTCTTCGCGCGCAGTATGCTCATATAAACACATATGTCCTAATGTTTTGTCGATTGCTAATAGATAGCCATGCTCTTTATCCCGAACAAGGGGGTCATGAAGGGACCCCACAATATAGCCATCAAGTTGATCCAAGTAGCCAAAAGTATCATCGGATGTGATTGAACGGTCCTTGAACTTTTGGAAGCCACGGCTAGAAGCAGACTTAACGTCCACGATGCAGCCGTCAATGACACAATCTCTATGCCCCACGATCCCGTCAACAGATACAGCATCCTGTTCTCCTGTTACTTCATGGCCGGCAGCCTTGGCCATTGCGATTACAAGCGCTTCAAGTATGTGTCCGTAGGTGTATTTGATTTTAGCCCAAGGGGGGAGTGGTTCCGCATCCATTGCGGAATGTATTGAGTGCCACAGTGCGCAGTGGCACTTTGGGCCCATACCTGAGAGACGTAGCCTAGGGCTGCCTTTCTCTTCAAGGGATCCTTGGAGTTTAATAGTGAGTTCAGTTGTGAACTGATTAGCGATGTCACCTTGTAGCCAATTCTCCTTCCCGCCTACTAGCTTGTAGATGTCCGGGATTAATGTGTTTATATCTTTTATCACCTTTTAGTATTAACTCTTTCATTTCTAATAGTTCTTTATCTAGCTTCAATAATTCTTCTTCAGGTTGTGTGCAGTATTCACATCTTATCATCCATGTGATCCTACAATAAATACTGAGAGCATACGTACCAGAATAATAATTCCGAATAAATATCCTATGGCTATCGGTGGACCAGCCAAGGCAAAGAAGGCTGTCTGCTTGGCTACTGACCAGTCGGCTGGTAGCAAGCCTTTGTGTTCCTTCTTATCTTCCTTCTTGTTAATCTTCTCCTGGTCTTTCTGCCATTTATTATATCGATCCATCTTCTCCTGAAATTCAATCAGTATAGCGATTGGATCCTTTTCCTTAGAAGCTTTCTTCCACGGCTTAGATGGCTTCTCTGACTTAGAGTCATTGAGCATCTTCGCGATGGTCATCATATCTCCAAATCTACTCATAACATCTACTCCTTCTGTGGCTTGGGGAGTACTCGTACTCGGCACTCCCCACCATCTTGGTTGTATTAAGGAGGCTGGGGCTGCTGTTGAGAGGCTCTTTTGGGCATTGGCTCCTCCATCAGCTAGATTCACGCTTATCTGGCGTTACTGGAATTCAGTTATATGGACTTGCTGGACCGGCTTGCGGCTCTTACCATCCATGTTATTAGACAGCGTTAGAGGCGTCTTACTCCACCCATTCAGCGTATGCTCTCTGGCTCACAGTCCTTGAGCGGTACACCTAGTCACAGTAGTCTGTTGCTTGATGCTCTTACGTATCCTGGCCGTCGCATGCTCAATGCTAGGAACCTGACCTAGTGATACATACTTTCTACCATCCGAACGGTACGAAGACCACATCCCTGCGAATGTACGCAGTCTATATTGAGCCAGACGATCAATAATCGTTGCTCCACATCCTAAGGCCTTCCGGCATCGTACATACTGCTGCAATAGCCTGGAGGTTACAAGGTATCCAGTGTACAGTCATAGAATGCTGCGTCTACGCTTCCTGAAGGCGCAGTCCAGATGACGCGCTTCCTAGCAGTCGGGTCAGAGTAGTTGAGAGGTGAACTCTTACCGCTAAGCTAACGCCAATACCGATGACGTTGTCCGGTCGGGTCTCGCTTTTATCGGTGTCCTACTTCATTACGATATCCGGGTCAGACTTGAACTGACATGCACAGGTTGCACCCCATGTGTATATCCCTAGTCCACGAACCTCCACATACCAAGTGGTCCAGTCCTACAGCCGCCAGTCCCCGATACACGGGGGGAGAGGATCGAACTCTCCGGTTGGACATCTAATTCTACCACCTACTATCGCTTCAGACACTCTAGCCAGTTAAGGCAAGGCCTTTACCCTCATACGCGCCCTCTACAGAGGTTATAGCATCGGTCACTACCGACCCTAGCATACGCGACATCTATTTGATCTGACAGTCATTGTGTTAATGATACACATGTGCTGGCGCTCACGCTACCTTCGCTCACTGTCTTGCTCACCATGCACTCCTATTAGGTTCGCCACCGTAGTAGTGCCAGTGGGGATTGCACCCACACTCATGGTCTATTGCTGACGAAGTTCTGGGGCGTCACCCGAACAGCTATATTCCCAGTAGGATGATACTCTACCGTTTTAGCAGACGAACGGTCAAACGGTCTCTTGGTCTGCCTGGCTATACGAGGCAGTCACAGCAACCAGGCACCTGAGTCCTGCGGGAGGTTGGGGTATCCCGGAGCGGGGAGGGTTCGCGTTGCTGGTGTTAAATAATACGGAGAGCGCCGTTATTCTCTCGGGGTGCAGGGACTTACCCAATCTTCACGGGAAGAGTTTTCACCCACGGTCGACTCCTAGTAAAGCTAGAACAACTTTTCCCCGGCTCGCTTCTTAGCGATCTGTTTGTTGAAAAGTGTTTAGCACTCCAACGGTCAGAAGAGTTGTTCTGGCTGCTCTTTCAAACCTGCTGCGGCTTCGCGTTGACCTTCCGTGAGGTCCCGATCAGGTTCGTAAGGAACTAAGTTATCGATACGAGCTGACACCCACCTGGCAGCAACAGATTTACCACCACCGGGAACTTCATGCTCGTAGACTTCAATCTTCAGGGTCGCATCTGATCCGTTACCAACAGGACCATCGTAAGGAACACCAGCTTTGTCGAATACCTCGATGGGCTCGAATACCCGTATCTTACCCGATTGAAATCGCTTGGATATAGGTCGTGTGAAATGTATGAAATAACCATCATCGTCTTTCTTCATTTGATTTTTAAGACCTCTGGCCTGTAAGTCACGGATGACTTCCAAGTCCTTAGGCTGTGGGTGTATCTGTACAGAATACTTATCCCACTTATTAGGTATGTTAGGCTTGAACCAAGCCACCTTACCTTGTATGTATATTGTTTCTGTCTTGCCGTAAAATACCATTACTTAATATTCATCTCCTTGTAAAGTATTAATGCATCAATAATTAAATCTCTTTCAACATCAGAAAATCTAAAGGACCAGTCTCCGTATTCATCTGTATTAGAGGGATCATCCAATCTATTTAATAGATCATCAATATCTTTAATCAATGTGTCCTACTCCAGTTAGTATCTATAGTATAGTCCTTGTCGTCATCGTTCCAATAGGAACCGGCTAGAGGACAATTAAGTTTAAGGTCTTCACCTACTTCTCGCAGACTGTCTGCTTGCATCTTTGCTATACGTAATGCTACCTCCATATTGTTGGGGACTTCTGTCTGCCATTCATCGTGCACTAAGTTTACGAGAATGGCATTGTCTTGCTTGAGTAGGTGATGCCACTTGAGAGTGGCAGACTTCATTACGACAGCTTCACCGTTTTGAAGGTAGCCAGACATACACAAGTGTCGACGTGTTCCATCGCTGTCTCCAAGGATACGAACTGAACGTCCGTCAAGTCCACGGAACCATCCTCGTCTCGCGTCACGAGGTATGATCGTTTCTTTGAGATGAGCGAACCCTGTATATCTGGAAACCAATCTTCCATAAGCTTGGCGTTCATCTTCACCACTGCATCCCAAAATCTCTTGCAGTTTTCCTGGTCCTGCTCCGAGAAGGAGGGCATAGATATAACGTTTGGCTGCTGCTCTACTTTTACAGACAGATCCGAGAATGGATTGATTAAGACTGTGCGGGTCACTCTTATCTTCCTTCTTACCGTTGACCAAAGCAAATGTAAAATCAGGGTCATTGATGTAATGTGCGAAGATACGAAGTTGTATTCCCTCAGCATCTACTCCAACTAATAATCTATTCTTAGGAGCCTGCCACAATGATCTAAGTTCTTTACCGTATAGTTTCTTCTTACCTGCAGTATCAAATTCATTGGGAATGTTAGCAGTGTTAGGCTGTTGGTGAGCCATCCTATGAGTCCAGGCGCCTATTCCGTAGAAGCGCCCGTGTATACGGCCATCACCTACATCAACTAGGCCTAGCCACTCAACGAGTGTACGACGTCTGGACTCAAGGAGGATACGCTTCGCTAGGAAGCGTGCACTGGGAGGGGCTGTTCTTGGTAAGGTTTCGAGATTAGTCTCGTTGACCTTCCATCCAACCTTCTTCATTAGTTCGAGCTTAGTATATAATTCTTTAAGTCTTAAGTCAAGTTCATTAGAACGTTGTTTAGTATGTTTTAGCTTAGTGAGTTCTCTTTCAGTATCTATGTGTGTCTGTGTCTTGTCTACCGGACGCCAAGATGCTTCAGTAAGGACATGTACAATTTGCTTATGGCTGCTAGGATTAAAGGTTTCCCACGTACAGTAGGAGAACGGGCTACCCACACTAAGAGATGCAATGTCATCTCTAAGAGCTTTAGGTATAGACGTAAGACTAATAGTACCATATTTAGTCTCCTTAGGAGTTACTTCCCTAATCAGTTTAAGTTTGGGAGGGAATGCTTCTAAGATAGACACATCCAATATAGCTAGCTCTTCTTCTACCTTACTAAGTAACTTAGTAGCTTTGTCTTTATTGAAAGAAAAACCATTACTACTAAGGGCGTTGACTATACATTGGAACCTATGTTCTATAGATATACATAATCTATGTTCTTCATTATCAATGTAACTAAGATACTTAGTATATATCTTACTACAGATATCTACGTCTCTCTTACAATATTCTTCCATATCTAACGAATACTTAGACCAGTCGGAATACTTCCCCTTCTCCATTCCAAACTCAAGACCATAGCTTTCTATGCTGTGGCCTTGTCTGGGGTAGTCGATGAGTTTGGAAAGAATAAGAGTGTCCAGGCTATGTAAGACAACGACATCATTATCGTGGAATGCCGGACAGTTTGTAAGTCGTTGGAGATGAATGAGGTCATACCCCAAGAAATTGTGGCCAATCCAAAGAGCCACTTGGTTGCTGAATTCAGTAAACCTATTAAGTTCATTTTCATCTGAGGTTATATTTCTAAAAATGTGATAGGAATTTGTATCAATATCCTTGCAGACAATGACCCAAATCTGTGTGGGATTGTGTAATCCATTACATTCAATATCAATTACGACGCGCATTAATCATCTTAGCATAATATCCTTTAGAATTCAAGACCGTCTATGATGTCTCCCACGAGATCTTTAATGGTTCTGATGGTATGGATTTGTTTCTGAGCATCAGTTAATGGAATATCAGGAGTGAGAGGCCCAGCAAACGCTGGGCATCCCTGTTTCTTGAGTGAGTCCACAATCAACCTCAGACCAACAATAGCTGCGACGTCTTCCGTCTTGAACTTAGAACTGTTCCCTTCTGCTGAAGGTAGAACGTAGATGTTCTTGAAGTTCAGGTCATCGACGAACTCATCCGTGATGTTGTGACTGTGACCTAAGCCACGACCGAGTCCTTCCTTATTAGGTTCAGAAGAACCCCAGTCAGCAAATACCATGCGTCTGAACATGGCTGCATGACCCATGCCAAAAGATAGTCGACTTAGATCGACAGCTTGGTTACTTCGCTTGACCATCACAGATGTGCAAGCGCTGTATCCTGGCTTTCCATCCCAAGTACTGCCTGAGGTAGGTGCAATAGCAACCACCTCACAAGCATAACCCGCAGCTTCAATCTGATCTATGATTGCAGCTACGACAGATGCTCTGTTGGTGATGGACTCCTTAGCCACATTACAGTTAGCTGACATGTTGGAGAGCAGCGTGATCACAGGTCTACGCCTGGACTTAGCTGAGTCAAGAGTTCTCATGTTCATGGGGTTACCTGATACAGCACGAGCCACATCAGGGTAGGACCCAGCGATAGAGTACTTCTTGATCTTAGGATGGGTGGGGTTCATTGCGAGGATCTTAGTTCTGAGCCTCTCAATGCCTGCCACACCTTCCTTCCAACCATTCTGAGATAGTCGGAGAGCTTCATCCATGTCGTCGGTGCCACAGAAATCTTTGTCTCCACTCCAACCTGCATCAGTCCAAGCTTTCTTCTTGTCTAGTGATGCGATGTGTCTTCCGAATGTTTCAGGGCTATCCCAAGTTGAACTCCAAGCCTGCTTGGGGATGAGATCATTCAATTCTTTGGCGTTGCCAGATAACATCTGCATCAGGCTGCCTTCCGAATTCTATTCTTCAGTTCCTCATCGATACCCTTCCAAATCAAGCGGTCTTCAACCACTGACTGCTTCCAACCGACAGCCAAGAGCTTGGCTCCATTGATGGTAGCTCGGGGAGAGATGACGATACGAGCCTTCTCAGTGGCAGCTGCCTTACGCAGGTTCTGCACACGCTTGGCCCATAGAAGATTACCGGACAACATGGTCTCCAACTTCTCGTCATAGACGAAGTCGAAGAACACAAACCGATCCAAGGTACTGGCATCCAACTGATTGGCACCAACGTACAGTCGGTCAGCACCATTGCCGAAGGTATTGGCGGCAATCATGATGCGGAAGTCCTTGTGTCTACGCACAGGCTCAGGCTTGTCGGGGAACATGGCGTGACCATTGGCCAAGGCAGTGTTCACCCACTTCAGGGCACCAGCATCAGAGGTATCAACCTCATCGATCAACAACAGTCCACCCATCTCGAACGCAGTTCGGAATGATGTAGTCTGGTAGTGACCGTGTGCATCCATATACCCTGCGAGCTGGTGATCACCACTCACACTGTTCTGAAGGAAGTACTTCAGACTCAGAGCGGTAGCCACTTGTTCACAAAGAGTAGATTTACCAGAACCAGCAGGGCCCACAAGAGCAGCTGGTATGTCCGCGTTGGTGGCCGCCAAGATTTCAGGGAAGAGAAAGTGTCTCGGCTCTTCTGGAAGAGTCTTGATCTCCTCACCAATCTTGAGTTCAATATTTGTGAGAACATTGTACTCCATTATCTCCTGATGGATCATGTCCTTGACTTCAGCTGTCGTAGGAACATCAATGCTCTTACGCAGGAAGGACAGAGCACCTGCCTCAGGCTCAGGAAGAAGTTCCTTGTTGAGTTCAGCTAGGGCTGCTCGGTTAGCTTCGAGTTCCTCTGTGCTGATGATCTTGATGGGAACGGGAATAGGCTTTGGCTTAGCCATCTTGGCCTCCTTACGGGGGTCTTACTTGTTGCTCCCTCAACAATAAGCCGACCCAGGGGAGAGAGGAACCCTGAGCCGGCTATCTTGAGCATCACTTCTTAGGAGCGACGCAGACTTGAGACTTGCCGAAGTCAACGCATCCATTGGCGTCGGCATGCTCGTTAACGTAGTAGAGAAAGCCAGTGGCGACAGCTAGTGTCACCACGATGGCAGCAATGAAGGCGTGTACATTCATTCCTTGCTCCGAGTTAGGCAGCAACCTGCTCGGCTACTGCTTCTGATCTTCCTAATGCTTTATCGAGGAAAGATCTAAGTATGGCTTCTTCTTTGTGGATGGCTATGTCGTACTTACCTTCCTTGTTAATGTTCTTCATGAATTTAATGGATCGCTTTAACATATTCATTGTGAACCAATCTGCTGGATCACTCACATCAATAATATTAGTCGTCATCCTTTGGTACTTCCAGTATAGCCCTCAATTCAAATACTTTACAGAATTCAATTGGATCTGTCCACACCCATTCACCGGGGATATTAATCTTACCGTGTGGAATGAGCAGAACATTCCCTTCTTTCAACCCAGCATGCATGAACTCATGCAATACCCAGGTCTGCATCATCCTTGGCTTGACTAAGAACTCAGTTCCACAGAGCATTCCAGACAGCCAATCTTCACCCGTCGGACCCTTACCTTTTGTCTTAGAAACAGGGGTGGGAAGCTTCTCTTCCTCAATTTCATTATTTACTACTAGTTTCAGCATCATCCACCTGTTTTAGAAGGGGTCTGGGAGCCTCTAGGAAGCTCACTGGTGCGTTTAATTAACTTGGAGGTACTGGGACACCGGGAAAAGTGGTCGAGACTAACTTTAGCGTACTTTTCCATGTATTTGTGGACCTGTTCGTTGATAGTTTTATCCATCTGCCAAGCCCGTCCTAAAGTTGTGTATTTGACCCACAGATGACCTACCATCATGAACTCACGCGTTTTGTAAGTGTAAATCAGTTTCACGTGAGCCCTCCCAAAATTTACGGCACAATTTTAATACGTATTGATTTATAATAACTTTAGCTGTACTGATTTACGGACTAATTTAACTTCTAGGTACTTAGTCTTTATAGCCCTAACCGTAGTGGCAGCTACGCCATACTTATTGGCTAGTTGTTTAGGAGTACCGCCCTCAATCAGATCATTCAGTAGACACTCCAGGGCCAATTCAGGGATGTACACATGGGCTTTACGCTTCTTTCTGGCCTTCATCTTGTATCTCCAAATGAGACGGATCACTCATGCACAACCAACCTTCCGTGGTCTCGAACTCCACGAGTATCCGGCCCTTTCTCCCATGATAAACGTCGGTTACTATCCCAGACGCGACCAGATTGGGGGAGAACCTTCGGATTACCTTTGTCTCGTTGATCTTGAACATCATCCAGTCTCCAGTCGATCGGAGTCAAACCTTGAGATATTAGTTTAGCGTTGATCGTGGAGAATAGTCTGGACCCTTCGAATGGGGTCCTTGAATTACGACTACCACGTGGAGAGGGATGAGATGTTAAGATTACCTCATTATTACTTAAATCAATTAATTCTGAATATCTTTTAGCCACAGCTCCAAGTAACGCAAACACAATGCCCTTCCTAGCGCATCGCTCAACGATTTCTTTGGTAAGGTATCCCCACTCATTTCCCGGCCAGTCATGAGAAAGTGATTTACCTGCTTGACAACTTGGGATTGCGTTCCATAGAAGCACGCCTTGTGTTGCCCATACTTCGAGGTCACCGTGACTAGGAGTGGGGTATTTGAGGTCATTGGTGTACTCATTGAAGATGGTTCGCAGAGTGGGCGGAAAAGAACCTGGTCCAAATCCTCTCGGGATAGAAAAGGATAACCCCGTTGCGAGCTTGGGGTCTGGGTAGGGGTCCTGCCCAAGTATAACAACCTTCGTTTGTTCCAACGATGTGAGCGAAAGAGCTCGGAACAACGCCGACCGTTTCGGATTATAAACCACACCCAACTTGTCAAACTCTTTGAGACGCTCATTGACTACCTGCCATTCCCCTGATTGCCAGAAATCTAGTTTCCACGGATAGTTCATGCTCGTTGTGCCACCATGCACTTAAAGTAATAGCCCATCTGGTTACGAGCCAAATAGTAGGGACCCATATCCGGGCCAGAAGGATAACTTGTTAATGAAGTATACATAATTGTGTGGACTTCTCCGTTCCTGTAGTATTTAGACCTGGACTTAGTAATATGTCCGGTTATTGTGCATCGCTCATCATCAAGCGACCATTGCAGCATTTCTGCCACCGGGTGAATTGTCATTCGCGAACGAGCTAGTGCCATAACCCATATCCTCGTTGAGAGTGTATGTCGCAGGATCGAATAGCAGTTCCCCTGCCGGTCCTGTGCGACCGCAGAACCTATTCTTGCTCACGACCATCCGCGTTATGCGGCGCGTGATAGGATCTGACGCCGTAATATCCCTGTATAGATCGAGACGAATGTCTGCAATCTTAGAGATATTACGACTTCCACGAGTTAAACCATCGTCGTTGACATGGCTGACAACGATCAACGCGAAGTCTAACTCTTTAACCATCATTTCGAGACGAGTTGAGAGATAGTCGAGCGAAATTCTTTCATCTTTCCCTCCAAGACCACTAACAACCATAGTGATGTGGTCGAGAAGAATGTAACGGCAACCACGTGCGGATACCAGAAATCTAATTGTATCGAGAATAACCTCAGGATCATCTGATCCAAAGTGAGAATAGATGTGAAGACGCTCATCCGTCCTAACCACGTCCTGTACGGCTTGGAAAGTTTGCGCGTCAGTGACACCACTATCCGGCAGGTGGGCGGGACGAGCGAGATGAATGCCCGCAATCGCCTGTAAATGCCGGCGCTTCGGTTCTTCAAGGAAGATTGCGCCAATAGGATCCTCTGTCGCCGTAAGGAGCTGGTGTTCGATTGCATGCATCACCTCTGTTTTGCCCACACCCTCCATGGCCGTAATTAGTACGGACTCACCAGTGCGGATGCCATACGTCATGTAGTTCAGAGTAGGGAAGGGGTAAGGAACTCCGTCCCTTGGTTTCTCAGCAAGTATCTTCTTGAAGTCTTCCCAGCTAGACTTTATTTCGTCGGGGAGGAAGCGTCGGGCGTTGGCCCAGATGGTGTAGAGTTCGTCGCGTTCTCCGGCTCGGAGGTAGTCATTGGCGTCTTTTCTGGTTCCACCAGGGAAGGACACCACGAAAACCTTGTTGTAATCAAACAGCTTTGCGACTTTACGTGTTGCTTCACGTCCTGCCTCGTCCGCATCAAATGCGAGTACAATTCTTTCGAAGCTGTTGACCCAGGCACGATCGATGCCAACGTCAGTTCCGCTACTAGCAGAGCTGTGAACACTGACGACAGGACTGCGTACCACTTGATAAAGCGAGAGAGCATCTAGTTCCCCTTCTGTGATTGTCACGGTCTTGTGACTACTAGCCGCAAACTTATTTCGGCCAAACAATCCAGCTTTAGCTATATCGCCTATTGAGTAGAATGCTTTCTTATCTAGTGTCCTTATTTTATAAGAAGAATTAGGATAAGGAAAACCAATAGAAATTGGATTGCCCTCAGATCCGATCTTAGTTTTGACATCGTATAGGGCGAATGTATGCTTGTCCACACCACGCCAGGGCAGGTACTCGTAAGTATGTATCTCTTCATCTTTATGATCCGGTGGAGTATAGGTTAAACAACTGAAACAATAACTGTGGCCATCCTCATAGGTACACTTAGCATCAGATGAGCCACAGTCATCGCAAGGAACGTGTTGTTCTACTATCCTCGTTGATTTTGATAATGGTAATATTTGATTAACCAACTCTTCTCTTCTTTCGGATATCTAATGGGACAGGGTTGAAATGCAAAACCCCCGTCGAGTAAGTCATTCCAATAGTTCGGTACACCAGTGTACATGAAACAATCAATAATATCTACGCGCTCGGGGAGTATATAATCCTTGTCACTTAAGCAAGGCGGGAGTTCTCTACCTTGGACATCGCGATTGACTACGCGACCATGCTCAGTGGTGGGAAATAGGATCTGAGTCCTAGTTCGACGGTATTGTACTCCATTTTGGTAGTGGTGGTCAAGTCTAATGATGCCTTCAGCCGTCACAGCATGTATCTCACCCTTGATCTTAAGGGAAGAAAAGGAGAAGTACCCTGGCTGCTGCTTGACTCTCATGGGAATAGCAGACCCATCCGTCTGCTTGACGTAGAAGTTGAAAGCTTTGCGAGTGAAGCCTCTAGCCACCTTCGCCGAGTGTTCTTGTATGAGGGAGTAGTTCTTACCTGCGAGCATTGCATCATCACAGATGAATACGAGGTTGAACTGTCTGAGTTCGAGGTAAGCTATGTCCGGAGTAAATCTCGTACGTGACATAGCAAACCGATGGAGGGTTTGATGAGCTTTAGCTTCATTATTAAACATTGGAAATACCCCTGAGGAAGGGACCATGGATGAAAACGTCAGGTTAAACATCCATGGTCATCACTCCACCACTACTAGTCAGCGGTCACCTGACCGTGCTAGTGCGATTAACCCACTCTCGCGGGGTTCTTATTTCTTACCGAAGACAGAGTACTTCTTGTTGGCCGAAGGCTTGAGGACTTCCTGGGCCTTGATGTGCTTGTCGGTTTCCTTCTCGACCGTCGTTGCCGTACCAATGAGGTCCTTGAGCTTGTCGGCTGACAACATCTGGAGCAGGTTGCGCCTGAACTCCAAGATGAGCATCACCGATGGCTTGTGGCCCTTGCAGAGTGCAGAGATGTCCCCGACAGTATAGCGCAGAAGATCGGCGAAAGGTATTCCCATCTTCTGGCTATACGTGGGCCATGGTGCTTCGAGTTTCTGGATTTCCATCCAGCTTGGCACCTTATCTCGTCCGACGAAGCCGGAGAGAACGGTAGTCTGTTCGGTCATGTCCTTGTCGTCCATGTCCGGGATGAAGTCTGCTGGTGATCTGGCTCCTGCTGCCACCCGTTCCTTGGCAATGTCTGAGCCAGACTTGGGAGCTACTGGCGTGGGTGCTGCGGCCTTCATGTCCTGAGGTGGGAGCTTGAGACCTTGCATCTCCTTCTCCAGTCCCTTGACGTGAGCCTTAGTAACGATCCCATCCCGAGTAGCGAAGGGAACTTGGTCGGAGTAGACCCAAATCTTGAGGTCTTTTTTCTGATGGTCCTTTGGGAGCTCACCATCATTGAACAGTCTAATCCAAATGTTCCGGGCATCACCGTCCAGCTTCTTCGGGACGACAACTTCGACACGAGTTCGTGTACCGGCTGTAGCCGTGGGCAAAGCAATGTCGCCAGCCTTGGCCGCTGCTGCATCGGGGTGAGGAGCTGCCGGCTTTGGGGCAGTGTGATGTATCCCCTTATCGTCAGTGGTGACTGCTGGGGTTTTCTTACCCATGAGTGAGTACTTCTTGACGCCTGCCACGATCGCGTCAGCCGCTTTTGTGATAGGAGTTTCCTCCTTCTTCTTGTCCCAGTCCAGGTGTTGAGACACACTCCCCCAGTCGTAGTCGGAGCCCAATCCCTTGGAATCACCGAACATGATCGGGTCGCCTTCGAGAGGCAGGAACAGGAAGATGGCTCGATGGCCGGTATACGCCATCAAGGTCTTCTCGAACGAGGGCTTGTGCAACTTGGCGGTGAACTTGCCGATGTCGCCTTCAGAGTCTTCAAAGTATTCTTCCAGCAGAGGCATCACCACGTCGGCGACGAAGTTGGCCTCATCAGTACGTTCCGATCCCTCGATACTGTACTTGGGGATATCACCTTCGACGAAGAAGGTCAGCACTGTTACGGGTTCAGAGCTCTCGTCTTCACGTACCTCGAGAGTATATGGTTGAAGGCTGTCCTTGTGGGCGCCGGGTAGATTGGCGAACCAATAGGCTGCCTCATAGGGTTTGATCGTCTCCTGCATTTCCATCAGGCTGTCGACGGTTGCCGTGGTATCGAAGCGATCCAGACACAAGGTAGTCACATCACCTTCGACATCGCGTATAGCGAGGCCAGATGCTGATGGACACTTTCGTAGCGCTGTCTCGAAGAATTCTCTGGGTACTGTGAACCCAGCCTTCTTGCGGACGATCGATTGTGGTTGATTGATTGCGTTCATGTTCTCTCTCTCTGTTAAACTTTAGCTGCCTTCTTGACCAGGTAAGAGTGGCCAATCCCCTTATACACAGGCGTAGTATTCTCGCCGGGCTTGCCGCCGGGAATCTTATTCTGAGGACCAGGTACTTTACCTTTCCTCTCTTTGATCTTAGCTTTCTTCATTGCCTGTTCATGGGCAACGGCTTGAGGATGTGTCTTCTTACGATTGAGATCAGGCAGATCGAAGAACACAGCAAGTCCTGCCTGAACTTTCTTGAACGTCTGTCTTGATATGACTCCTTCCTCGGCTCCCTTATACAAGCCATCAATGAATATATCGGCTAGGTGTCTCTTCTCGAACTTAGCCATCTTAGCCCTCAGGTTCCTTTCGGACCACCTGCGGTGCATACGACGAAATGGTTTGAATGCCCATTGGTATGGCCGCTTAATGAAGCGACGCCAAGGATACACAACCCAATTGTAGTGAAGTTCCAAGAACCTTTTGTGGAACCACTGCAGCCAGATGACCCGAATACCCAGTACCATACCGCACAGTACCAAGGTAACGCCAATGGACAGGATGAGTTTGCTTTGGTTAGACTCAACCCAACCCATTGCTTGAGTAAACACACGCGAAATGTAGTTACTCGTATTCTCTTCCCAGCTTCCGGTAGTCAGACTCTCACGGGGAGAGACTGCTTTCCGTAACATCTCCATTCCTCTGTCTTCCACTTCTCTCTCCTTTAGTCCGTAGTCAAGGCGATTTGAATTGAGAGAATCGTGATGGGGAATTCCCAATCAACATCCCAGCTATCGCCATTGTCAGTATACTTGTGGATTTCTCCGTCCTCATAATCAATCAGTATATTATCCCAATTATTAAATAACTTTTTTAAGTTATCTCGCGGTCTGAAGTTCTCAAATATAAAGTATATCTTGCAATCTTCCTCACATTCCCAACTACTCCATGAAGACGCAGATCCCACCTCAAGACCCAGAACAAATACAGGAAAGCGTCCATCGGTTTTGTCCTCATGGATTTGCTTGTGAAGCTTCTCGAGTGCGGCTTTAACAGACATGGGAATCTCCTCAATAGGCAAAGAAATGCCCCCGTGCGCCGAGGGGAGCGGCACACGAGGGCGGGGCAGCTAGCAGTGCGGCTACTAGCCGCCGGTAGCAATCAGGGGAGGGCACAATCCTGATTGTACGGGGGCGTAAGGCTCATGGTGAGCCCAACGTAACTTCTGATTATTGTAGGCAGCCAGGGCGGCAGCCTTATTGGGGTATTCAACAGAGGTAAAGAGCATATCTTTCCTCTTGTTGATATATTGGATTACCCAGCACGAGCCATCGGCATTGCGCCAACAGATGTAACGCTGGGCATCATTGTTGAATAGATCAAAGAACATCAGTCCCGGCTGACGCAACCGCATCTCCCGAGATAGCTTGGCCACTTCTTCTTGGCCCGGTGTCAACTGATGTAGAGGATCGCGCTTGTACCAAGATCGAATGTGTTCGTCGACTTCGAACTCATTCACACCTAGGCCCAGCGCACGCGTCTTGTACTCGTTAAGTATTACGCGATTGGGAGTGATACCACTGGGAATTGCCAGGTGTTTAGCCCATGCGCGTCGTTGCTTCTTCTCTTTCAGTCTTTTAGCCGCCATAGTACGATTTGCCATAACTTTCTCCTTTCCTTGGCATTATCAAGATCATACCATTTCTAGTTGACTAAGTCAACCGGACTTACCCCACGTATGAGCGGCGTACCACATCGTTCCGACTACTACGAACATTCCGAGGAATAAGAAGATCACACCCACAGGTTCTTTCCAACCACGGACCTTCTTCTGCGGTGGATTACTGAGATAATAAGCTAAGGCAATCTGTCGTTGAGCCTCGACGTATTTAGCTCTACGATCAAGGTTGTATAGGACAACTTCCAAAGGATCAGTTGTCCAAGCCTGCTGTCCGGCAGCATAGGCTATTAAGTCAAAGGGAGACATTCCCAAAGCATTAGCCCAAGGTTCCATATACTTAATGGTATCCTTGAACGTATACTTGAAAGCCATTACCGTCTCAACCACGGGAGTACCACTAGGATCAAGAACAGGATCGGGATCAACAGGTCCAGGAATAACCGGACGTACATGAGGGATTGGGACATGTTTGACCTTCTCAACGTGATGGTGTTGGCGATGTCTGTGGTGATGACGATGGCCACGTGCATCGGCGTTTTGTGATAGGAATAAGCCTCCAATCAACACGATTGCAGGCATAATCCTACGACTGGTTACGTTCAAGAACAACGATACACCAGCTAAGATGGCTAGTGCTTTGAGCATATCTTCTAAGAATGGTTGCAACATAGTTATTCCCCTTTGCCGAACAAGAACCGACGACGCTTCTCTTTAATTTCTTCACTCACCTTGACCACATCGGCCTGATGAATGAACTTGTCTTTGAGTGTGGACAAGTCAATGTACTTGTTGGCTTGTCGTCGCAGCGCATCCGATACCAGACTACGAGTGGATATGACCGTGACGTGGACACCGAAACGACGCTGTACGGACTCAATGAGACAACGAAAGTCGCCGTCACCGCTGAACAGAACGACATCAGTAAGGGTACCAGCAACCTCCTCCATATAGACTGCGATCTCAACATCCATATTCCCCTTCAATCGTGGTGTATTGTCTGAATCGTAGTGAGTATGAGTCTCCTTGGAGACCAAAGTAAACTCATTGTACTCCACGAAGTCTACCATCCTACGCAATGGAGACTCCACCGTCTTAGGTGGCAGGGCTGTGAAGTACATGGCATGGGCTACGTCACCCATGCTAGAGAAATGAGAGTGGATCTTGGAGAAGTCCACTCGGAAACCGAGGGCCTTAGCTGAAGCGTACAGGTTAGACCCATCAATGAACAGACCGTATCGCTTACGATCGTACTGTTTCATACCGGTAACAATCCCTTCCTATTGGCATCGTTCTTCGCTGCCTTGAATGCAGAGTCAGCTGTTTCGAATGGACCCGTAGTAGTAGTGGTCTTGTAGTCCACCACTAATACGTAGTGCCACCAATTGTTATCGTCTCGTGTAACCAGTATGGCGAATCTAGGCATGGTATGCTTAGTCATTTGTATTCCCCTGTGTATATTATATGCCTGTTTTGGCGTCTACGTATTCCCACGCGATGATTGTTATAGGACCGTTCGAATGGTTTTCCTTCTTCAGCCAGTCGGCGAACTCATACCAATCGCCGAACAGCTCATCCTCCCACGGCATACACACGTCCACGCCATGTGCATAGGTAACCTTGATCTTAGTCATTGCTATCTCAACGAGAGTCATGGTCCTGTTCCTTGCGCCTGAGTTCTTCCGCGATAACGCGATTGAGTATGGCCAATGGTATCAATGGCCACAAGTAAGCCAGGGCAATGCCCCAACCAACGATTGCACCCACCTTGACGAGGATGCGTTCATTCTTGTCCATTGTATTAGTCCTCCCCCTCGTATCGAGGATAAGGAGGCATAGGATATGGACGGGGATCCTCGAAGTCACGGTAACGCGGTCCGCGACAGTTATTTTGGTAGATGCAGTCCTCCATTTGAGGACCCCAAGGACGACGCGGAGGAGGCATAGGCCTCTCTCGTCGGTATTCAGGATTAGGACCACGGTCCCACATTGGTGGACCACCGTATCCACCCTGAGCGAATGCTGATGTGGACATCAACATAGTAAGACAAACAATGCGCAACATGCTATTCCCCTTCTGTTGTTAGCCAGTTATTGGCGGGTAGTGATGGATTGGTCTCTCGTTAACACGCAACTCTGAACAAGCTACAATAGCTGCTATAATCCAGAGCACAGCAGCTATAATCCATATAGTTCTAGTAGACACTATTCATTCCCCTTAGAGTTATTGGGCAGAAGCTGCGAGGATGCCCAGCCTCGGACTATTATACACCTTGGTCTTGGTGTGTCGCTATTTGGGCTAGCGTAGCCGTGTCTTGTGTCGCAAGACTAAGTATTGTACCTGTTACCAGTTGATTTGGTAACAGGGTTCTTGATGAATGAGCGAATGGGTTGCTTATGAATGGGATGATTAAGCCACTCATTCCAACCAATAACTCCGAAGCGATAGTCATTCCATACCTTCCAGTATGGATTGGCTTTAAGTTCAGTTAGAACCTGTTCTTCAATCATCTCAATGAACACATCCACTGCTGGCACACAACCGGGTATCTCACCAACCTGTCGGGTAATGACGCGATTGGAGTTATTCCGGATGTTCTCGAATTGAGCCCGGTATCTACTGTATGGTCCCATTTGTATTTCCCCTTAATTTCTGGAAGAAATTCCCAGTATCCAGATTATAGCACTTGGACTTCCTTAAGGCAAACCAGCCAGAACCTTATGGGCTTATAAGTGTTTAAGCGTCTATTTAGGTCAGTGACATTATGGGTCTGTATACACACGTACGTCGGCAACCTATCATGTTAATCATATATTAAATGCTAAATTGATTAGTCTAACCAGGTACATACACATCCCCCACACACGCGCATAGTATAATTCCTATCACGATATGTTGCATCGCAACATAGAAGTGATCTATGGTGCAGTGCAACATGGAACATAACGGCAACGCAACATGCATGCGCATGCATCTAATCAAGACAATAAAAAACCCCGCTGCCGGTTAGGGCAACGGGGTTAATGTTATTTGTTAGGTGCCATGTTTGTTACATAGCTGGATCGAAAGGGAATAGAAAGTACGCGGCCATTGCGCCACATGCCCGGCTTAGGTTTCTTTAACCTAAACACTGGCAATCTGTGACCGGGTGAACCGTGCCATTCCTGCCCGTTCCAAACCCATGCTAACACAATGTCACCATGAATTTGAATAGGCGTGTGCCGATACTTCATTAGGCCGCATCCTGCCCAAGTGCATCCGCTTCTTTCAAGGCTTCTATATGGGCCTTGATTTCAGCATGCTTGAAGATATCTCCGAGCATGTTGTAGATGGCGTACAATTCCAACTTGAATTGTCCGTTGCCTGCCGTGGACTTCGGACCCATTGTCTTGAGCAACGCTTGATACTGCGCCTTGTCGCTCGAAGTCCAGATATGATCCAGACCCTCGTGAAAGTCCGTTGTCCTTGCCTTCAGTGTGTCCATTGTCCGGATTAACTGAGGCTTGGCTTGGCTGTTGCTGTTGTCTTGCTCGTCACCCGCTGGCTTGCGCTTGATGGTTTCGAACACAGCGGCAAAGGTGCCACCTTTTTCTTTTGCCTTGTCGGCATTCAGTTTCATGAAAGACGAGATGCTGATCGCCTTCCATTCTTTCTTTTCGTTCTTGGGATTGTAGACATGGATCGGAGTTGATGAATTGTTGATGATTGTCCGATCCTCATCGTCAAAGAACGGTTCAGCAACAACGCCGGTCAAGTCGTTGATGGCAACAAGCTGGAACCTGAGTTCCACAGCGGCCAGCACCTTTGCCCGGTTAGTAGTCTTGCGCGTAGTGAGGTAGCCCTCACGGACATTCTTCTGTTGTGGTGTCATGTCCATGATGTTCTGGGGTATACCCGTATGGTTGGCTTCAACGTCGCGTGATAGGGCGATGTATCGCAACTCGGCGATCACAGCCGCACCTTCGGGCAACTTATCGGCGAACACATTGTAGAAGTTAACCTCGCGCTTGGTTTGCTTGCCCGTGCGCTTGTCGGTCACTGCCACCTTGTAGATTGCAGGGTTATTGCCCTCTTTCTCACCCGGTCGCGGTAGCTTTTCCATCTTCTCGCCGAATGCCTGTTCAAGGGCACCAATGATCTTGAATGGACCTGAAAGCATATCTTCCTTTGCCTTCAGTACTACCTCGATAGCAGCATTGAGTTCCGGTGTCGCCATCGCGGCGAGTTCTGTTGCCAATGCTTCTTGTTGTTCGCCAATGTCTTTATCGTTAGTCATGGTATTCTCTCTCTCTGCTCATAGCTTCGCACTCTGCATTATTGCAGGTTGGGGAAGCTGTCGGGTATCGCCTCAGTGTTGGGGCTTTACGGGTATAACCGTCAACCTTGGTTCACTGTGCGGCCAACTCAGTCTTGCGACCTTAGACCTAGTGTCTCATGTCTAGAGGGCTAACGCAACTAGGTTAGCCAGCTATCTAATCACAAGGACGTGAAGAGCTATGCAATACTGCATGGCAGACATGCATATTGTGCTTCAATTATGAACCGGCGTCCCTGTTCATATTCGTTAGCTCGCCTCCGGCTCGCCCTCTATAGATATCTATAGG